TTTCAAAATCGTATACCCCCACCCCCATATATTTTTGTGCTACAGTCGGCCCACCTCCCGCTAACCCGGTGCATATGATAGAAATTACGCCTACTGCAGAACACCCACTGCCCTTTGATCTATCCGCAGAGCAGCCCAAAACGCATGCAGACAGTATTGCCATTGCTGCAAATACTGCGGACCTCATAGATCAGTTGGGGGGCAGCATTGACTACAGTGCTGAAGATGAGGAAAAAGCCCGCGAGCTAATCAAGGGCGAGGCTAGGGGCGAAGAACCAAAAACTGTATCTGTCCCCGGCGTAGCTAAGAAGGCTGCGCAAATCCTCAAGGCGTACGACTATCAAGCGATTGCGGATGCAATTCAGGCCCGCAACTTCATCACCAACAAGCTCATCGAACTAGCAGACTGCGGAGACCCCCGGTTTGAGCTAAAGGCGTTGGAGCTACTTGGCAAGCACAGCGATATTGGGATTTTTACGGAGCGCAGTGAAATTACTGTGCACCACACAACGTCTTCGTCCTTGGAGAACTCCATCAAGGAGCGGATCAAGCGCCTGCTGAATACTACGGTTACGGACGTAACCCCAATAGATGATCTGGATGAGCAGTTGGGACTACCTACGCCTATGCCCGAACCGGAACCAGAATCAGACCCATTTCTCCGCCAGCTATACCCCCAAGTGCAGGACCTAGAGCAAACCCAAGATGAGTAGCATCTCACTTAGAGATATTGAGACGCTAATAAATGCGGGGAAGCTCTCCGAGTCGGACATGCGCGTGCTCGAAGCGCAGCTTGACAAGCTGGAGAAGATGAAACAACGGGAGCTTAGCCAGACTAAGTTCATCAAGTTCGTGGAAGCGGTGTGGCCGAGCTTCATTTCGGGTAGGCACCACAAGCGGATGGCTGAAGCGTTCGAGCGAGTGGCAAATGGGACCTGCAAACGACTCATCATCAACATGCCGCCCCGGCACACCAAGTCAGAATTTGCGTCTTACCTGCTACCTGCGTGGTTCCTAGGTAAATACCCTAACAAAAAGGTGATCCAGTGCTCGAATACGGGCGAGTTGGCGGTAGGTTTTGGTCGAAAGGTGCGAAATCTGGTCGATTCCGAGGTCTACCACGATATTTTCCCCGAATTGACGCTCCAAGCGGACTCAAAAGCTGCCGGTAGGTGGAATACCAGCAAGGGCGGCGACTATTTTGCTATCGGCGTAGGGGGTACGGTGACCGGTAAGGGTGCAGATGTGCTCATTATTGACGATCCGCACTCGGAGCAAGAGGCTGCAATGGCCGCTAGCAACCCAGAAGTCTACGATAAAGTGTATGAGTGGTACACATCGGGGCCAAGGCAGCGTTTGCAGCCGGGTGGGGCTATTGTCGTAGTCATGACGCGGTGGGCTCAGCGGGATTTAACTGGACAGGTACTCAAAAGTGCAGCACAACGAGCAGGTGAAGATTGGGAAGTCATCGAATTTCCGGCCATCCTGCCGTCCGGTTCTCCTGTTTGGCCTGAATTCTGGTCTCTGCAAGAACTCGAAGCCCTCCGAGAAGAACTACCCAACTCCAAGTGGCAAGCGCAGTATCAGCAGAATCCTGTTGGCAACGAAAGCGCCATCGTAAAACGCGACTGGTGGAAGTGGTGGGAGAAGGATGACCCACCCCACTGTGATTACGTTTTGCAGACATGGGACACAGCCTTTGAGAAAAACCAGCGGGCTGACTATTCTGCGGGCACCACGTGGGGCGTGTTTAATCTGGACGAGGACCACGGTGCGCCAAACATCATCCTACTCAATACATATAAGAAGCGTGTTGAGTACCCTGACTTGAAGAAGGATGTGCTCAGGGAGTACAACGAGTATGAGCCTGATGGGGTATTGATTGAAAAGAAAGCTAGTGGCGCACCTTTGATCTACGAACTTCGGGCAATGGGCATACCTGTGCAGGAGTTTACGCCGGGTAAGGGCCAAGACAAAATTGCCCGTCTTAACGCAGTCTCAGACATAATTGCGTCTGGGAAAGTGTGGATTCCCCGCACCCGCTGGGCTGAGGAGCTAGTTGACGAGGTTGCTTCGTTTCCTTCCGGGGAGCACGATGACTTGGTTGACGCGACTACTTTAGCCTTGATGCGGTTTAGGCAGGGTGGGTTTCTACGCCTGCCGACTGACGAGCCCGACGAGATCAAATGGTTCAAAAGTAGCCGCCGAGAGCGGTTCTACACAGTTTAAGGACATAAAGGACACATCATGGCGACAAGTTCTATAGACAAAGGTTTGTACGCGGCTCCTCAAGGACTTGAGGCGTTGCAGTTACCCGAGATTGAGATTGAAATTGAGGGCCCGGAGGGCATGGGCGGGCTGGAGATTGACTTGGAGCCCAGAAACACCAAGGATGAAGAGACGTTCGACGACAACCTTGCTGAGTACATCAGTGACAGCGTGCTGGACTCGTTGGGTTCGGAGCTTGTGGGGGAGGTTGACAAAGACCTGTCGGACCGCAAGGACTGGATGCGCACGTATGTGGAAGGGCTGAAGCTACTTGGATTGAAGTACGAGGAGCGCACTGAGCCTTGGCAGGGTGCTTGCGGTGTGTTCCACCCGATGCTGACCGAGAGCGTTGTAAGGTTCCAGTCAGAAGCCATGATGGAGACGTTCCCGGCTATGGGCCCGGTGAAGACTCAGATTGTTGGGGCAATTGACTTGCTGGCTGAGGAGTCCGCTGCGCGGGTTCGTGACGACATGAACTATCAGTTGACCGAGGTAATGGTTGAGTACCGGCCAGAGCATGAGAAGCTGCTGTGGTCACTGCCGCTGGCGGGTAGTGCGTTCAAGAAGGTGTACTACGACCCGAGCAAAGGTCGGCAGGTAGCGATGTTCATCCCCGCCGAGGATATCGTGGTGCCGTATGGTGCGTCTAGTTTGGAGACAGCGGAGCGTGTAACCCACGTGATGCGGAAGACACCGAACGAGTTGAAGAAGCTCATGGCCGCTGGGTTCTACTCAGACGTTGAGCTTGGTGAGCCGTCGAACGAACTGGACGACATCGAGAAGCAGAAGGCCGAGGAGATGGGCCTGACTGCTACACAGGACAATCGGTTCCGCATACTAGAGATGCACGTGGACTTGGACCTTGAGGGGTATGAGGACGAGGACGCCGAGGGTGAGATGACAGGTATTGCTCTGCCGTATGTAGTCACAATCGAGAAGGGCACTACGAAGATATTGTCTGTACGTAGGAATTGGTACGAGGGAGATAAGCTCCACTTGAAACGTCAGCACTTCGTGCACTACCAGTACATCCCCGGCTTTGGGTTCTATGGCTACGGTCTGATCCACCTAATTGGTGGGTACGCCAAGTCGTCCACGATGTTGATTCGTCAGTTGGTCGATGCTGGCACGCTGAGTAACTTGCCGGGTGGCTTGAAATCCCGTGGGCTACGGATCAAAGGTGACGATACACCCATCGCTCCGGGCGAGTTCCGGGATGTGGATGTGCCAAGTGGCAGCATCAGGGACAACATCTTACCGCTACCTTACAAGGAACCGAGCCAAGTTCTGTTCGCTTTGTTCCAAAATATCGTGTCTGAAGGCCGTGCGTTCGCGTCATCTGGCGACATAAACGTGAGTGATATGAGCGCAAACGCTCCAGTTGGCACCACTTTGGCCCTGCTTGAGCGCACGTTGAAGGTCATGTCTGCAGTTCAGGCTCGCCTGCACTATGCGATGAAGCAGGAGTTCAAACTGCTGAAGGTCATCATTGCCGACTACACACCGGAGGAATACGACTACGAGCCAGAAGGCGGGGGTCGAGACATCAAGAAGTCCGACTATGACGCGGTGGACGTTATTCCGGTCAGTGACCCCAACGCCGCCACGATGGCGCAGAAGGTTGTGCAGTATCAGGCAGTCCTGCAGTTGGCTCAGTCAGCGCCTCAGTTGTATGACCTCCCCCTCTTGCACCGCCAGATGATTGAAATCTTAGGGGTCAAGAACGCAGCGAAACTTGTACCTACTGAAGATGATGCAGTGCCAGTGGACCCCGTGCAAGAGAACCAAGACCTTCTTACGGGCAAGCCGGTTAAGGCGTTCATCGAGCAGAACCACCAAGCGCATATTGCAGTGCACCAAGCTGCGCTGCAGGACCCCAAGATTCAGCAGTTGATGCAGATGAACCCGCAGGCGCAGGCAATCATGGCAGCAGCTATGGCCCACATAAACGAGCACATTGCGTTCGAGTACCGCAAGCAGATTGAGATGCAGATGGGCCTGCCGTTGCCGACCAAGGATCAGAACAAAGAGGTATCACCAGAACTTGCTGATCGTATTGCAATGATGGCAGCGCAGGCGTCCCAGAAGTTACTGCAGCAGAACCAGCAGGAAGCTCAGCAGCAGGCCGCACAGCAGCAACAACAAGACCCTGTTGTACAAATGCAACAGCAGGAACTGCAGATCAAACAGCAGGAACTGAAGCTCAAAGAGCAGAAACAGAACGCCGAGGCGCACGCCAAAGCAGCGCAGTTGACGATTGAGCAGGCTCGGATTGAGGCCCAGAAGGAGATCGCTCGTATGCAAATTGCGGCTACTTCGGCTACGGCACGGGATCGTGTGGCTCAGCAACGCCAACAAGCGCAGCAGCAAGCGCGGCAACAACCGCAACCAAAACCTTCTAAGGAAACTAGGTAATGGACCAACATCGCTTGCTCGGGTTCATTGCCCGAGAGATAGACAAATTGCGTAGTGAGCAGGCGAGTTTTCTTTCCGCTGGGAGAGCAGGGGACTACCCTGAATACCGGCATATCTGCGGGATCATCCGGGGTCTGAGCCATGCAGAATCTATCGTAAACGACCTCGTGCAACGTATGGAGAAAGCCGAAGATGAGTGAATTTGATATCACTGCAGTGGACCTCTCTGGCATCCTGAATAAGGGTAACGAAGAGAAAGCAAAGCAGTTGCCTGACCCCAAAACCTTCCACATTCTTTGCGTAGTCCCAGAGGCTATGGAGGAGTTTGCGGAGAGTTCTGTGGGAATTATCAAGGACTCGAAGACTATGCACTACGAAGAAGTGCTGACCCCAGTGCTGTTTGTAGTGAAACTTGGACCTGATGCGTACAAAGACGCAACTCGTTTCCCCAATGGGCCATCGTGCGCGGAAGGCGATTTCGTTATTTGCCGACCAAATTCCGGTACCCGTTTGAAGATTCATGGCCGCGAATTCCGAATCATCAATGATGACTCGGTTGAAGCAACAGTTGACGATCCCCGTGGGATTACACGTGCTGCATAAGGAGTAAGAAATGGCTAGATTTGGACAAGACGAATTTAAGTTTCCTGACGAAAAGGAAGCTGAGACTAAGGGTAAACCCGTGAGTACAGAAACGGGCGAGCTTGAGATTGAGATTGAAAACGACACGCCTGTAGAGGATCGTGGTCGCAAGGCCGCGCCCCCGCCCGAGGACCCCACGGAGGACGAACTTTCGTCTTATGACGAGAAAGTACAGGCACGGATCAAGAAGTTCACTCGTGGGTATCACGACGAGCGCCGAGCAAAAGAAGAGGCTATCCGTGAGCGTCAGGCTGCGGAAACCTTTGCAAAGCAGGTGTTTGAGGACAATAAACGGCTGCAACAGCAGTTGGCTAGCGGCAGTGAAACCTATATCGAGCAGAACAAAGCCTCTGCGCAAAGTGATCTTGACGCCGCTGAACGTGGGTACAAAGAAGCCTACGAAGCCGGGGACCCCGACCTCATTGCTGCTGCTCAGACCAAGATTGCTAGGGCTACGCTGAAACTGGACAAGGCTGAGAACATGAAGCCTATTCCGGTGGAGGAGAAAAAGTTCGAGCCCCAAGACCCGCCCCCAACACATCCACGTACTGCTAAGTGGCTAGAGGCAAACTCGGACTGGTGGGGCAAGGACGAAGAAATGACTGCTGCAGCATCAGGACTTGACAGAAAGCTCCAAAGGCAGTATGGTGCCGAATATATTGGTTCCAAAGATTACTTTGAGACCATTGACAAAACAATGCGAAAGCGTTTTCCTGAGAATTTTTCGGATTCTCAGAGCTATGAGGATGATGAAACTCCTTCCAAAAAAGTTTCTGAACCGGAGGAGGATTACACCCCCGTCCGTGCAACAAAACCAGCTTCGGTTGTAGCCCCGGCTACCCGCAGCACACCGCCTAACCGTATCCGGTTGAAGGCATCCGAAGTAGCCATTGCCCGGCGACTTGGGGTGACCCCAGAACAATACGCGAAACAGGTTGCTTTACTTAATCGAGGTTGAAAATGGAAAAGACTTTGGACAAAACTCAAAACCGTCTGGTTCGTGAACTGGACAGTCGTGAATCCTTTGCACGCCCTACTGCTTGGCGTCCTCCAGAGACGTTGCCATCGCCGGATAAACGTCCGGGTTGGGAGCATCGCTGGGTTCGCATTAGTATGCTAGGCCAAGCTGATCCAAGCAACATCTCTTCTAAGTTACGCGAGGGATATGAACCCTGCAAGGCAGAGGACTATCCTGAGCTATTGGTGCACGCTTCCACTGAAGGACGTTTTAGAGGTAACGTCGAGGTGGGCGGATTGTTGCTTTGCCGCATTCCTGAAGAGTTTCTGATACAGCGTTCTGCTTACTACGCCAATCAGAACAAGGCTCAGATGGAGTCAGTAGACAACAACTTTCTTCGAGATAGTGACCCTCGTATGCCTTTGTTTGCAAGCAAGCAGTCAAAGGTCACGTTCGGTTCTGGTTCTTAAATTTTCAAGGAGTCCTTAAATGGCATCAGTCGCTTCTCCCTACGGGCTTAAGCCCGTAAATGAGTTGGGTGGCCTACCGTACGCAGGTAGCACCCGCTCATTTTTATTCGACCCCGCTGGCTACGCCGCCAATGTCTACAACGGCAGTTTGGTGTACGTTAAGGCTACGGGTTACGTTGAAATCGTTACCGCTACCGGCGCTGACGCAACAACCAATGGCTTTCCTGTTGGCACCGCTAATACCGGCGCTGTAGGCGTGTTCGTCGGTTGTTCGTACACCAACACCCAAGGCCAAACGGTTTTTTCGCAATACTACCCTTCCGGTGCCCTGAACGGGGTAGCGCTTGTGGTTGACGATGATCGCTGCGTGTTCCAAGTCCAGTCCGCTGGCTCGGTAACCCAAGCGGCTTTGGGCCTGAACGTGTTCTTCTCAACCGGCGCTGTTTCTACTGGTAGCACTTCTACTGGTAACTCAACCGCTTCCGTTGTGGCAGGTGCTTCCGGTGTCACTACTACCGCCGCTTTCCGCGTCGTTGGTTTTGTGAACATGGTTGGTTTCTCCACCGTGGGTGACGCATTTACTGACATTCTGGTGAAGTTCAACCCCGGATACCACGCCTACAGCAATGCTGTTGGCCTGTAAGGAGCTAAATCATGGCAATTTCACGCGCACAACTACTGAAGGAACTCCTTCCCGGCCTCAACGCCCTTTTCGGTCTTGAGTACGCTCGGTACGGTGAAGAGCACAAGGAACTCTACGAGACTGAAACCTCTGAGCGTTCGTTTGAAGAGGAAACCAAGCTGTCCGGTTTCTCTGCTGCACCAGTCAAGAACGAGGGCTCTGCCATCGCTTACGACAACGCACAGGAAGCATGGACGACTCGCTACAACCACGAAACCATCGCTCTGGGCTTCTCCATCACTGAAGAGGCCGTGGAAGATAACTTGTATGACTCGCTGTCTGCTCGTTACACCAAGGGTCTGGCTCGTGCAATGGCGTACACCAAGCAAGTCAAGGCTGCTGCCGTCATCAACAACGGCTTCACCAACTCTTCTGCGTACTACGGCGGCGATGGCGTTCCTCTGTTCTCCACGGCTCACCCGCTAACTGGCGGCGGCACCAACAGCAATCGTCCCACCACTGGCGCTGATCTGAACGAGACTTCTTTGGAAGCCGCCGTCATTCAGATCGCTGCTTGGACGGATGAGCGCGGTCTGCTGATTGCTGCAAAGCCCAAGAAGATGGTCGTCCCACCTGCTCTGCAATTCGTTGCTACTCGTCTGTTGGAAACCAGCCTCCGTGTTGGCACTGCCGACAACGATATCAATGCGTTGAAGAACAACGGCTCGATTCCTGAGGGCTACTGCATCAATCACTTCTTGACCGATACGAATGGTTGGTACCTGACCACTGATGTGCCCAACGGTCTGAAGCACTTTATCCGTTCACCTCTGGCGAACTCCATGGATGGTGATTTTGATACGGGGAACGTACGTTACAAGAGCCGTGAGCGTTACAGCTTTGGCTGGTCGGACCCGCTTGGAGTCTTTGGAAGCCCCGGTTCGTCTTAAAAACAAGGGTTTACCCCTAATTTTAAGGCCCTTCGGGGCCTTTTTCTTTGCCTGTTGACTTTTGCTTGTTTTGTGGTACATTACCTGTTACTAAGTCACAGGAGCCACTATGGACACTATCAGATTACCAAAAACCCGCGCCGAAGCCAAAGCCACCGGAGCTAAACACTACTTCACAGGGGAGCCTTGCAAGCACGGGCATGTAGCCCCACGCAAAACCAAAGGGGCCTGCATAGAGTGCTTGAAAGTTGAGTGGGTCAAAAGCGGTGTTGAACGCGCCGACTACTTTATCGCCTACAACAGACGCGAAGAAGTTAAAGATCGTAAAAATGAGTGGTATCAAGAAAACCGCGAAACGGTAATCAATACCGCCGCCACTCGCCCCGCGCACGTATTGCGCGAGTACCGAAACACGTGGAAAGCTAACCACAAAACCCAGATTAGGGCGGACACAAAAGCCCGAAGGCGTAAACATCGGGACGCCACCCCACCGTGGCTGAGTCGCAAGCAGAAGTCGGAGATACGGCAGATTTACCAAGTTGCCATCACTATGACCCAGACCACTGGCGAACAGTACGTTGTAGACCACATTGTTCCTCTGCGCTCAGAGGAGGTTTGTGGGCTGCATGTACCGTGGAACCTACGTGTGATCACCCAAGAAGAAAACTTAAAAAAGTCAAACAGGCTCCTTGCCCCCACCGCCGATTCCTGATATATTGCAACCACTCCGGGCTTTCCGGTGCATTAGACAGCCCCGGCTGACGACATACAGACTAATGCACCTAACTTGTATGTAAGGAAAAATCATGGCACGTACTACGTTTCAAGGCCCAGTTCGATCATTGGGCGGCGTCTATCAGCAGGGCCCAGCCGCTGTTGTTGAGATCACAACCAGCACCACATTAAGCCCCGAAGCTCACGGCGGTCGTATCATTTCTGTTGGCGGCTCTTTAGCCGCTGCGTTGACACTGACATTGCCCGCGATCAATGTTTCAACTAACCCCATTACGTCTGGCCCCGGTCAAGACCCCAATACACTGAACAACGAAGGCGTTGTTTACACCATCTGGGTGCCCACAACTATCTCCACTAGCTCGTTGAAAATCGGTGTTACCGCTGCTTCTGGTGACTTGTACGTCGGCGCTGTAATGTCTATTGATTCAGACACATCTGGTGCTGTGGTTGCTTTCTCTGCTAACGGCTCTTCCAATGACTTCATCAACTTGAACGGTACAACTACCGGCGGCGTTGCTGGCACATGGGTTCAGATTGTGGCGATTGCTGCTAACAAGTACATGGTGAATGGGAATGTTATTGGTTCCGGCACTGTCGCTACACCGTTTGCAGACTCTTAATCAACTCAAGGGGCTTCGGCCCCCGTTCTAAAGGAGATTGATTATGATGCAGACAGACGTAAAACAGGGACACCTAAACCAAAGTGGTTTTTTTGTTCTTGGGCGAAATCGCGTTAAGGGTATTTCGTTTTTTGGCGCTGGTACGGATGCCACGTTGGTGTTGTTTGATACCGCTTCTGTTCCAGTGACTGCCAGCGTTACATACGCTCGTTCTGGTACGACAGTGACGGTAACAAAAGTAGCGCACGGTCTGGTTACAGGCGATGTTGTTGGCATTCACTTTGACAGCAACACAAGCCAATCAGCAACAGATGGCAACTACACCATCACCAGAACCGGCGCAGATACCTTCACGCTTACAGACGTTAACACTGGCACTATTACCTCTACTGCGGCTTCGTATGTAAGTGGCGGCGGACGTTGGTTGATGACCTACGAAATTGACAGCACTGATACTTTCAGTAATGCGCCGTTTATTCCGGGTGAAGGTGTGCTTGCAGTCAATGGTATTTATGCCTTGATGACCAACATTGACTCTACGCAGATTTTCTATGGCTAAGAAAAAAGGCCCGGTTCTCTCTGTGGGTCGGGGCGAGAAGCTGCCGATCTCCAAGGGCGCTGGACTGACTGCCAAGGGCAGGGCCAAGTACAACGCAGCAACTGGCAGCAACCTGAAGGCTCCACAGCCCCAAGGTGGCCCACGCAAGGATTCGTTCTGCGCCCGGATGTCAGGTATGCCGGGGCCAATGAAAGACGAGAAAGGCAAGCCGACCCGAAAGGCTGCTGCTCTTGCAAGATGGAAGTGCTGACATGAAACACGAATTGACAGAATCCACAAAGCACATCATTGACGCGCTTTCTGTCGTAACCGTAATTGGAACATTGGCGGACATGCTACCTTCTATTGCGGCCTTGTTCACAATCATCTGGACAGGAATCCGAATCTGGGAAACGGACACGGTTCAGCGCATTCTCAAGAGGAAAGAATAATGCCCTCTACCTCAAAAGCCCAACACAATTTCATGGCTGCGATTGCCAATTCGCCGTCGTTTGCCAAGAAAGCAGGAGTCCCACGGTCCGTGGGTAAAGACTTTACAGCGGCTGACAAAGCGCTAAAACTACCTGCCCGTGCGGGTAGCCGACCCGACCTGCAAAAGGTAAACAATCCCAAGACCAATCAAGGTCGTAACGAACTTTTCAAAGAAGGTGGTGATACTATGGCTACGAAAATGAACCCCGGCATGATGGCAATGATGGCTAAGAAGAAAGCTGGAGCCAAACCTGAAATGCCCACGAAAAAAATGGCTAGCGGCGGTATGACTTCCGCACTGGAAAAACACGCTGGTAAACCCGCATCTAAGGCCCATGCTGGTCTCAAAGGCGGCGGGTACGTCCGGGCGGCTGACGGTATTGCTTCCAAGGGCATGACCAAAGCAGCTAGGCCAACGATGGCTGGTAGCACCACAGGTATGAAGAAAGGTGGGAAGTGCTGATGGGACGCCCTACTCAACAAGAAATTGATGACGCCCGTGCCGAACAAAAAGGCACAGTTGACAAGGCATATGCAAAGTCGCTAACTGTTACGGAGCAGGCCCCTGCCCCCGCGCCAAAGGCATCTGCGCCTAAGCCACCGGCAGTCAAGAAGTACGCTCGTGGCGGCGGCATTGAGCAGCGCGGGAAAACCCGTGGGCGGATGTGCTAAATGAGAGCAAGCAGAGGTATGGGGGACATCAACCCCTCTAAGATGCCAAAGGCCAAGAAAACGGCACGCCGTGATGACACGGACTTTACGCAGTATGCCGAGGGCGGAGAAGTAAAGTCAAAGGTTAACGAAGCTGGCAACTACACCAAGCCCAGCCTTCGCAAGCGCATCTTTAACAGCGTCAAAGCTGCGGCGATTGTAGGCACAGGTGCTGGGCAATGGAGCGCGAGAAAAGCGCAAGTTATGGCTAAACGATACAAGGCCGCAGGCGGCGGGTACAAAGATTGAAAGCACCGCAGCAATCCCTCAAGGACTGGGGTGACCAGAAGTGGCGCACCAAGTCTGGTAAACCGTCTTCCAAGACGGGGGAGAGGTATTTGCCAGAGGCGGCTATCAAAAGCCTGAGCCCTGCTGAGTATGCTGCAACCACGAAGGCCAAAAGAGCAGGTAAAGCCAAGGGCAAGCAGTTCGTAGCGCAGCCCAAGGGCATTGCAAAGAAAACAGCAGGGTTTAGATAATGGCAACTTCTGGCACGACGATATTCAATCTTGACCTAGTTGAGCTAGTTGAAGAGGCGTTTGAGCGCTGTGGGGCCGAGTTGCGCACGGGCTATGACCTGAAGACCGCACGGCGCAGCCTGAATCTGATGTTTGCCGACTGGGCCAATCGTGGCCTGAACATGTGGACGTTTGAGCAGGGGTCGATCACGCTGGTTGCCGGTACTGCCACATATGACCTCCCTGCGAGCACAGTTGATCTTCTTGAGCACGTTATACGTACGGGCGCAGGCAGTGCTGCAACACAGGCTGACTTGACCATCACACGCATCAGCGTGTCTACGTACGCTACGATACCCAACAAGCTGCAACAGGCTCGCCCAATCCAGATTTACATTGACCGCAAAACGTCTATCCCGCAGGTTACTGTGTGGCCGATTCCTGATAACACGCAGACCTACACGCTGGTCTATTGGCGTCTGAAGCGTATTGATGACGCAGGAACTGGTGTTAACACAATGGACGTACCCTTCCGGTTTATCCCCTGCATGGTTGCGGGTTTGGCCTATCATCTTGCCATGAAGGTGCCGACTGGTGGTGAACGCCTGCCGATGCTAAAGCAGCAGTACGACGAGGCATGGGCTCTGGCTTCTGAAGAGGACCGTGAAAAAGCTGCGGTGCGTTTTGTACCGCGCCAGCAATTCATTGGGTAGAGCATGGGGAATAGGTTTGCTTCTGGTAAGAGTAGTATCGCGGAGTGTGACCGCTGTGGGCAGAGGTACAAGCTAAAGCAACTGAAAAAAGAGATCATCAAGCTAAAGACTTTTAACCTCTTAGTTTGCCCAGAATGCTGGGACCCAGATCATCCGCAGTTGCAGCTAGGCATGTATCCCGTAGATGACCCACAGGCGGTACGCAACCCACGACATGATCAGACCTACCTTGTTTCTGGACCCAACATTGCGGGCAACCCCTCTGGAGGGTCACGAGACATACAATGGGGCTGGAACCCGATTGGCGGTGCTTCTAATTTTGATGCTGCGCTGACGCCAAATTATCTGGTTTCGATAGCAGAACTCGGTATAGTATCGGTAGTAACTTCGTAAGGAGAATCTTATGGCTACGTTCAGTCAAAAAATTATGGGTAAAGAGGTTGGCTCCGCCGCCGTTTACGCCAAGCCCCACACAATGAGTGGTAAGGCGGTAACAGTTGAGGCAAACCCCGGCAAGTTACCGAACCGAAGCCAGCTAGATTCTTTCGACATCAGTGTCGGAAACATCAGCAAGTCCGCTGGCAATGAGGCCACCAAGACCTCGGGCATCATAACTCGCGGCAACGGCGCGGCTACTAAAGGCACAATGGCTCGGGGTCCGATGGCATGAACTACGCGGCTCTTGTCACTGCGATCTCCACCTACACGGAGAATACGTTTCCGACAACGCAGATGAACACGTTCATCACGCAGGCAGAGCAGCGCATCTACAACACCATCCAGTTTCCGTCGCTTCGTAAGAACGTGACCGGGACAGTGACAGCCAGCAACAAGTACCTGTCCTGCCCGGACGACTTCTTGGCCGTGTACTCCTTAGCGGTGTACCCCACAGGGGGCGGCGACTACACGTTCCTACTGAACAAGGATGTCAACTTCATTCGTGAAGCGTACCCGAACCCAACATCAACAGGGGTTCCCAAATACTACGCCCTGTTTGGCCCAACAACCTCGGGCGCACCCCCTACGCCAACCGCAGAGCTATCTTTCATTGTTGGTCCAACACCCAACACCAACTACGGCGCGGAACTGCACTACTTCTACTACCCCGAGTCGATCACAACAGCCGTGAACACGTGGCTCGGGGACAACTTTGACACGGTTCTCCTGTACGGTGCGCTGGTGGAAGCCTACACCTACATGAAGGGTGAAGCCGACATGATCGCGTTGTACGACGGTAAGTACAAGGAAGCTGTTGTTCTTGCCAAACGTCTGGGCGACGGTATGGAGCGACAGGATGCGTACCGTAGCGGGCAGTATCGTCAGGCGGTGACATAGCATGGCAATTGTTCAAACCCAGTGCACCAGCTTCAAAAAGGAGTTGTATCAGGGCATCCACGACCTGTCCACGGACACGATCAAAATGGCGTTGTACACGGCCAATGCCAACTTAGGGGCGGACACTACGGTCTATAGCGTTACTAATCAGGTTGTAGCGTCTGGGTACACAGCAGGTGGCAACACGCTTACAGGCGTGGCGATCAACGCCTCTGACTACACTGCCTACGTCAACTGGGCCAACACAAGTTGGACTGCAGCTTTGACTGCACGTTGCGCTCTGCTCTACAATGCCAGCAAGGCCAATCGGGCAATTGCGGTCATCGACTTTGGTGCGGATAAGACCTCAACCACGACGTTCTTGATTACAATGCCTGCTAATACTTCGACCACCGCACTCATTAGGAGTTCAAATTGATTGTCACGACCACCAAAGGCGACATGGACGATTCTCTGCTGGTAAAGCGGGAAGGTTCTGTTGACAATGAAGACGAGCACACGACTTGGACTGAGTATTGGTTAGATGGTGAGTTGGTGCATCGCTCGGCCCATGTTACGTTGAAAAAATCCCCCTCGCTGTTTGCTGAAGCAGCACAAATTTAGGAACCCATCATGGCTAACACGCAGGCGATGACCACCTCATTTATGAGGCAGCTTTTGACCGGAACGCATAACTTTGGCGTTGCCCCTGTCCGTGGCTCAACTGCTGCGGACACGTTTAAAGCAGCCCTGTACTTTGCATCTGCAACTATTGACGCAAGCACCACGGTTTATAGTACGACTGGCGAAGTTACAGGTACTGGATATACAGCAGGCGGGGCCACCGTTACCAATGCCACCGTACCGGCGTCTTCTAATACCTCTGCAACCGCAGGCGTAGCCTACTGGACACCATCAGCAAGCATTGTGTACAGCACCGTCACAATTTCTACGGCATTTGATTCGGTGCTGATATACAACTCCACGCAAAGCAATGCAGCGGTAAGCGTCCACACTTTTGGTTCACAGACCATTACTGCTGGCACCTTTACTTTGACAATGCCTTCCAATACCACAAGTTCGGCACTACTTCGGCTCGCCACGACTTAAACGTGGACAGCCCTAGGCTGTATAAATCATGGCTGCTAGTTGGGGTGAAGACACTTGGAGTAGTAGCGGCTGGGGCGGCTACACCCTAATAAACGGCAACTCTGCTGCAGGCGCAGTCGGGGTACTTACTGCTTCAATTTCAGTAGACATAGGCATCAGCCGTTTCCTGCTTGAGGACGGTTCGGGGTATCTGCTTCTGGAAGACGGAAGCTACCTCATGGAGGAGGCCGGTACCGGCCCAATCCCTAGTATCAACGGTGCCGTTGGTACCGTAGCACAAGCGACTGCACTTGTAGGAGTAGCAGAAACAAGCGCCGTAGGCAGCGTTACCCCAAGCATCACTGTTGCCAGCACAGGCGTATCCGCCACCGGAAACGCAGGAACTACTGCACCTGCTCTAGTGGGTGTAATTGCTTCGGGCGGGGTAGGCAGCTTAACCCCATCAATCACGGCGTCTATAGTTCCCGGCTGGGGTTCTGGAGCTTGGGGTTCTGGAGCTTGGGGGTCTGCTACCCCAGCAATAGCAGGTGCTGTTGGATCAAACGGAGTTGAGATACAGGTTGCCAACACGGGCGTTTTTGCTGCTGGAAACACGGGCTCTGTAGCCGTCGATAGAACCGCAGCGTTGAGCGGTGTAACGTCTTCAGGGAACACGGGAACTGTAGCCCCTGTTATAGCTGTTTCGATCAACACCGGCTGGGGGTCTGGAGCTTGGGGTTCTGGAGCTTGGGGGTCTGACTTAGCAATTACGGGTGCTGTTGGGTCAAACGGAGTTGAGGTACAGGTTGCCAGCATAGGCAATGCTGCGGCGGGGCAGACCGGCACCATCATCTATAACCGTATTGAGTTCATTACGGGAGTGCAAGGGCTTGGCGCAGTAGGCGGTGTAACACCCGGCATTACGATCACTATTGGCATTAGTCGCTTCCTTTTGGAGGATGACTCAGGGTACTTGCTGCTGGAAGATGGCAGCTACTTACTGGAAGAAGCTAGTGCAGGTGAGTACGCTAGCTGGGGGGTTAGTACGTGGGGCTCCGGTGTGTGGGGTGGAAGCAGCACTGTTATCAATGCTTCTGTTGGCAGCGTCAACCAGAGCTACATTTACTTTTTAACCGGGGTAGCGTCCGCCGCAAATGTCGGTGCTGTTGTTCCGTCTACTACAGTTTCCCTAGCTACTAACTGGGGTACGGGTGCTTGGGGTTCTGGAACATGGGGTGGAGCCCAAGCAGCAATTACGGGCTCCGTTGGCAGCATTGCTTATTCCCCAGAGCTAAAGGGCGTACAGGCAAGCGGCTCCGTGGGGCAGATGACCCCGAGCATAACGGTGGACATTGGCATCAGCCGTTTCTTGCTAGAAGACGGTTCAGGGTACTTGCTGTTGGAAGACGGCAGCTATTTGATGGGAGAGGCGGGCACAGGCCCGATCCCAAGCATCAACGGTGCCGTGGGGGCTGTAGCTCCCGCTACATCGGTTGCACTCGACTCTAAGTGGGGCATAGGTGCTTGGGGCGCTGATACGTGGAGCAGCGGGCTATTGATAGTAGGCGCAGTCAATGAGATGATTGCGGTGTCTCCGGCACTACGTGGGGTCCACGCTGATGGCCTTGCAGGTACCCCGGTTTCCAACATAACGGTTGCCATTACGGGCGCAGCATCTCAGGGCGCTGTGGGGTATTTGGCAGTAGTAAGGGCAGCGCTACTGTCTGGGGTAGCAGCCACAGGAAACGTCGGAGTTCTTGGGGTCCAGAAGTCTTACTGGGACATCATTGACGATGCACAGAACGCAAACTGGGCTGAGATAGACAATGCCCAGACCGCCGCATGGGCTGCTATAAGTAACGCACAAAACGCTGGTTGGGTTCCGATATCCAACGCCCAGAGCCCCGGATGGGGGGTAGTGTCCGACGCCCAAACGGCTGGGTGGGAGCTAATACCCACTGCGTTTGATCAGAACTAGGGTAAACTAAGAAGAGCGCTGTGCGCGAGTGCGGCCCAACCGAAAAACGGTAACTTCCGCTTAAAGGACATAGAACATGGCTGATACCAAGATATCTGCACTACCCAGCGCAACCACGCCACTTACCGGAACGGAAGTATTGCCACTCGTACAAGCAGGGGGCAATGTTAAGGTGGCGGTATCAGACCTGACTGCTGGTCGGGCAGTCTCTGCTTTGTCTTTTGCTGGCCCACTGAACGGCACTGTTGGCGCTACGACTGCGACCACGGGTGCGTTTACTACGGGGACGTTTACAGATGTTGTAACTATTACAAAAAGTGGAGCAAGCGCACGGGTAGATGGGTTAACCGTAACCAACGCCAACGCTGGGACTGCGGCTGTATCTAGTATCAAATTAAGTAACGGCAGCGGAAATGACGCAGCTTTGGTACTTGGCGGTACAGGCTACACCTCGTATGGAGTGCTTGTGCCTAATGCGGTTGGAATATATAGCAGCGGTACGGCTGGCGCTTTTATTGCGTCAGATAATGCCGCAGGGCACGTAAAAATTGGTGTTGGTGCATCAATTCCAGTTGTTGCAGATTTCTCCTCCACCGGCCTAGCAGTCACCGGGACGCTGAGTGCTACTGATGACATAACAGTAACAGCAAATAGCGCAGAACTATATTTAAATGGTGGAAGTTCTGCGGCTCAAGGAGGTTACGTGTCAATCTCCCGTGGGGGCACACCAAAAATTCTTTTAGGTACTGCAAGCAATGTGATTGGCGGTGGAAGCAATACAAGCGATGACTTAGCTTTATTTGCAACCGCAGAGTCAAGGTTTTATGCGTCCAGCACAGAAAAAATGCGCCTCACCAGCACAGGGCTGGGTATTGGGACGAGTTCGCCAGCTTATAAGCTGACCATAGATGACGCGGCGGGGAACTATTACCCAATTGCGCTGACTTCAAATAGCATCGGAACGGCTGGTAATTTTGTTGGAATGCGGATTGGTTTTACAGGCACGACCTACCAAAAAGCTGCGGTAATTTTCCAGTCCGCAGACGGAAACGGGCGTGGCACATTACATTTATGCCTTAATGCAGACGCTACTAGCGCCAATGCAACGCTCAGTGACTCAAGACTGCAATTGGATTACTCCGGCAACCTAGGCTTGGGGGTTACTCCTAGTGCTTGGTCTACTTTCAGTTCAATCTTTGAAGGTGTTGGGTACGCTTTATCAGGTTTTAGTTCAGGCGCTAATGTGCAGTCTGCATTGTTTTGCAATGCTTACTTTAACGGAACTAATTACATATACAGATCAAGTGCGGCAGCTTCTGAATATTTGCAAATTAGCGGTCAACACCAATGGTTCAACGCCCCCTCCGGCACAGCAGGTAACCCCATCACCTTCACCCAAGCAATGACGCTGGATGCAAGCGGTAACTTGGGTATTGGGACGAGTTCGCCTACACAAAAACTCGTACTAAGCAGCGCAGATACTACTGGCACAGCCATAAACATCATTAACACCAGCACCGGCGGCTACAACTGGAACATATTTTCAGTCGGATCGTCGTCCATTGTTGGCAATGTGGGCAGTCTTGCATTCAGGGATAGCACCAATGGTGTTACTCGGATGACCCTTGACTCCAGCGGTAACTTGCTGGTGGGGGCTACTACACCCTATACAGCGGCGTTTACTGGCATCTCTGTTCAAGGCTTAACAAGTGGAACAGGTAATTTGTCTTTGGGTCTTAACAAGGCTGGAACGCCACAGATTTTGAGCGGGGATGTACTTGGCAATATCTACTTCTATGGTGTTGATAATGACGTAACTGCTGGCAACAATAATATTGGCGCACGAATTGCATCAATTGCGACTACCGATTGGACAACAGACGGCACAACGTCAAATGCCGCGCTTGTGTTTTATACGCATGGAACTACATCTGGCGCACCACCAGAAGCCATGCGCCTCGACTCCAGCGGTAACTTGGGCTTGGGGGTTACTCCTAGTGCTTGGTATAGCACTTATCGTGTTTTAGAGGGTGCAAGCGGTGCGTTATATTTCCGCACTGACACAGTAAACGATTCTGGCTTTATGGCTAATTCTTACCGTGACGCATCTGCTGTTTACCGATTTAAACAAAATGGTGCGGCAACTTACTATTCGCAGGGTGCTGGTGCGCATCAGTTTTTTACAAGCACTTCATCAGGCACAGCAGGTAACGCCATCACCTTCACCCAAGCAATGACGCTGGATGCAAGCGGTAACTTGGGTATTGGGACGACTTCGCCTGCTACAAAGTTGGATGTTGGTGCTACTAGCGATGTTGGCATTTCAATGACCAATTCCAGTAGTGTCACATCAGGGAATCGTGGCAGCTTTCAAATGAATAACTCGGCGAGTTCAACTGTCGGGCTTATTCGTTTTGGCGCAGTTACAGACAATGTTGGAACTGATATTCAGTTTTACACAAGACCAGCCGCTGGTTCTTTAACCCAAACAATGACCCTCGACTCCAGCGGTAACTTGCTGGTGGGGACTACGAGTTCCTATGGTGGAGAGCGAGTTACTATAGATTTCACAGGCTCGTCTCAACGAGGAGTGGTTGTAAGAAATACCACAAGCACAACTCAAGATTCAATTGCATTTGTTGTTAATTCAACATTTGTTGGATGGATTAGTGCATCTACTACAGCTACTTCTTATAACTCCATATCTGACCATAGACTAAAAGAAAATGTTGTACCAATGACAGGTGCGTTGGCTACAGTAGCAAAACTTAAACCAGTAACTTATAAGTGGAAGTTAGATGGCTCTGATGGTCAAGGTTTTATTGCCCATGAATTGGCTGAAGTTTGTCCTCAAGCAGTTTCTGGTGAAAAAGATGCTGTTAATGAAGATGGCTCAATCAAATCACAGGGCATTGACACATCATTTTTAGTGGCTACATTGACCGCTGCCATCCAAGAACAACAAGCCCTCATCACCCAACTCACCGCCCGTGTGGCACAACTTGAAAGCAAACCATGATCACTTGGACAATCACCGCAATGAACTGCTCAACCACTGAGCAGAACCCCGACACCGTAATCGTTTGCCATTGGACTTGCTCTGGCACTGACGGCACCTACACCAGCAGCATCTACTCCACCTGCTCTGTGCCTACGCCCACCGGCACCTTCACGCCCTACGATCAATTGACGCAAGAGCAAGTGCTGGGCTGGATTTGGGACAACGGCGTGGACAAAGACGCTACCGAGGCCGCTGTGCAGCAGCAGCTTGACAACCAGATCAACCCACCTGTGGTGACCCCACCCCTTCCTTGGGCCGCATAACGGGACGCTGCCACCCGCTTCTGGCAGCACACTGAAAGGAAAACGAAATGGAAACCAAAAAGCCCCAGATCGTCACGATAGATAATGTTGAGCATGACGCCAACACTTTTACGGAGCAGCAAATCTTGTTGCTGAACCACACCATCGACTTGGATCGCAAGATCGGCTCGACGCAGTTTCAGCTTCAGCAACTTCAAGTCGGCAAAGATTCGTTCTTCAAGCTGCTTAAAGAGGCGCTGGCAACCACTGAAAAAGTCGAAGCCGAAGCTGTATGAAAACTGCCCCGTTCCCCGTTCTGTGGTTCCTGAAAGCCAGCAACTCGTTGGCAATCACGATGCCGTGGAAGACCGCCTACTGCCGACCCGGACAGGAAAACAACTACCCACTCGCCGCCCACGAGGCGGTGCATTGTGAGCAGATCGAGCGGGACGGGGCTATCAAATGGACGGTCAAGATTTTCTGGTACCTGCTGCGCTACGGCTACATCAACAGCCCCTACGAGGTAGAGGCTAGGGCTAAGTCGGGGTACTGACATGGAAAATGCCCCCGCTTGGGAAGAAGTTGTGGTATAGAATTGACCGGCGTAGCAGAACGCCATTACTAGGAGTAACACATGGCCGTAACGTACACAAGTAACCTAAAACTGGGCCTTCCCACCACGGGAACAGAGTCCGGTACGTGGGGTGATGTTGTCAATGACCAGATCACCTCGCTGGTAGATCAGTCGGTTTCGGGCACGGTGTCCCTGACCTCGATGACCGATGCCAACTACACGCTAACCAACGGCAATGGCAATGCTGCCAACGAAGCCCGGTACATGGCGCTGTTAGTCCCTTCGTCACTGACTTTGACTGCTGCTCGGAACATCATCGTCCCCAGTACGTCCAAGATGTACATCGTCAAGAACGCCACAACGGGCGGCTTCTCGGTAACGGTCAAGACTTCGGCGGGAACTGGCATTGAGGTCCCCAACGGCGCTACTATGCTGCTGTACTCCGATGGCACCAATGTCATCGTCGCTTTTGACACGATCAACGTCAGCAGCGTCAACAGCGGCCAACTTGCGGGCTTGCGGAACCATTTAATAAATGGGGGCATGGCAATTGCCCAACGGGGAACAAATTTTCCGGCGGCAACTTCTGGAACATATGCGGCTGACCGTTTGGCGTATGAAGCAACCTCGGATGCTGTAGTTACGGTTTCAAACCAGACCGACGTACCCGCAGCACAACAATTTGACATCAGTTCTCGCGTTGCGGTTACCACTGCAGACGCCAGTATTGCGGCAGGGCAACTGGCTTTTTTACGGCAAGTTATCGAGGGTTACAACGCCCGCGATTTGTTTATTCGTACTTTTACGCTATCGTTCTGGGTTCGCAGTAGTAAAACCGGCACCCATTGCGTTTTTCTAGCGAATGGTGATCTCGACCGTTCTTATATCTTGGAGTACACCGTAAGTGTTGCAAATACTTGGGAGTTCAAAACACTTACGGTGAACGGTGGGCTATCGTCAACAGGCACTTGGAACGTAACGAACGGCGCTGGGGTGTACGTCGGTTGGACACTCGCCGCAGGGTCCACATACCAAACAACCGCTAATGCTTGGCAGACCGGAAATTTTCGAGCAACTGCAAGCCAAGTCAACTGCCTCGACACCATTGGCAACATCTTTGCCATCACAGGCACCCAGCTCGAACTCGGCTCCGTCGCCACCACGTTTGAACAGCGGACCTACGGGCTGGAGTTTGCGTTGTGTCAGCGGTATTACCAGCCAGCCCCGCTAACGCGGTATCAGGGTTATGTAGGTGGCGGCACTCAAAATGTGAACATCTCAACGACTTGGCCCCCCATGCGAGTTGCCCCGACGGTTACTGCAACATACAGTCAAACCAACACAACTGGCGCGGTTTTAGGCAATATCACAACGTCTGGGGCCACCTTTGGCGCCACTGTAACCGCGACGGGTTCGTTCGATTTTGCAGTTTCCGCCAACAGCAGTCTTTCAGCCGAGTTATAAACCATGTACAAACTAACTGCCAACACTGAAATCATCCGAACCACGGATGGAGCCATTATCCCCGCCGACTCTGGCAACACCGACTACCAACAGTACCTAGCATGGCTAGCAGAAGGCAATACGCCCGAGCCTGCCGACCCGCCGTTACCAATCGACTACAGCGCCATGCGCCATGCCGCCTACGTTGCTGAGTCGGACCCAATCTTCTTCATGTCCCAGCGCGGTGAAGCTACACAAGCGGACTGGCTTGCCAAGGTAGCTGAAATCAAGGCCCGCTGGCCCGCATAGGGCGTATGGAACTCTTCGACTTGCTTTCAAAAAGCTGGCCGATACTGCTGGCGTTGATCACGCTTATCATCGTTTTGAGCAAGCTGGACTTGCGAGTGGCAGTCTTAGAGGAGAAGATCAAGACCTTGTTTGAGTTGTTCAACCGAAAAGACAAATGATTGACCTGACCAAAGCCATCGGAGCAGTCGCAGCCAGCATTGCAGCTATCGGCGGCGGTTACACCCTTGCCGATAAGTTCGGATGGTTTGACAGGGCTATTCTTGAGTGGCATCCAGAGCATTTCAAAATCGTAGCGGAAGCAGGAAAGCCTATCAACGTCACTGTTGCGCGGGTCAAAAAGCGCGACGACTGCTCAGTGGAAAGTTTTACCCCCAGCGTCCGTGACGCATCGGGCATGGTGCATGAGGCAACCACCACTGCAAGTAAATTTAGCGGCCCCGCAGGGCCAGAGATTGACACTTTTACCTATCAATTGGCAATGGTGCGAAAAGAGAAGATTGCGCCGGGTGCAGCTACTCTGCTGGCGACGATTAAGTACAAATGCCCAGAGGGTGAGCGAGTGGTGCAGTATCCTCGCCATGCAAACTTGTCATTTTTATTGGAGAAATAATGGATCAACTATTTAACCTACTCAAAGGCTTTGCCCCTGCCATTGCTACTGCGGTAGCTGGCCCCCTTGGTGGCGCGGCGGTGTCGATGATTGCAAAGAAGTTTGGCGTCGAGGACTCTGTAGCTGCTGTAGCACAGGCTATTGCGGGTGACCCCAAGGCAGAAGAAAAGCTGCGGGAACTAGACCTTGAGTACGCCAAGCTGCACCTTGAGAACGTCAAGGGAGCGCGGGACATGCAGACCGCTGCGCTGGCTCAGTCGGATGTGTTCTCCAAGCGGTTCATCTACTACTTCGCTGCCTTCTGGTCAGTGTGCGCGGTTGTTTACATCGGCTTCATCACCTTCGCCACCATCCCAGAGCAAAACGTCCGCTTTGCCGACACCATCCTTGGGTTCCTGCTGGGCACAATCGTCGCCACGTTCATGAACTTCTTCTACGGTACGAGCAAGAGCAGTCAGGATAAGACCGACAAAATGGCTGAGATGGCAAAGGAGATGCGGTGAACCTCACGCCCCATTTCACGCTTGAAGAACTGACGACGACAAGCCACCGGCAGTTTGACAACACACCCAACGCCGACGAGATTGCCAACCTGACCCGGCTGGCACAGTTTCTGGAGTTGGTGAAGGCCAAGCTCGACGGCAAGCCAATCATGGTGAACTCAGCCTTCAGGTCTAAGCAGGTCAATGACTCGGTGGGCAGTAAAGACACCAGCCAGCATAGGTTAGGCTGCGCTGCTGACATCCGTGTACCCGGCATGACGCCTGACCAAGTTGTACGCGCTATCATGGGCCACGGGCTGTACTTTGACCAGATCATCCGTGAGTTTGACGCTTGGACGCACATCAGTATCCCCAACACCGCAGCAGCACTTCCACGCCGACAGGCGCTTATCATTGACCGTTCTGGGACGCGAGCTTTCGTTTAGCCCAATATGCTTTTTTACTTTCCGACAACCTTGCTTTGTGTTCTGCGGTTTTGGGGGCTTTGAGTTTTGCTTGTACTTCTGGCGTTTGCATTGTTTTTAATCTAGCTTCCATTGAGGCTATAACACCTTTACTTATGGCCGCACTAGACAAACGCAATGCATTTACACGACGCTGGGTTAACTCCGCATCGGAATTTATTAACGCACAAGTAACCGCGCCGTGCTTCGCAAAAGCATCGTTTGGATCAGCGGCTCGACGCACTGCACGTTCTTTATTTTCCCTAGAACGGCTTTGTGTAGATAGTTGTTCTTTTCTTGCGGTGTTATTGGCCCATTTGTCTCGCAAAACTTTTCTTGCGGAGTCCCCAAGTTCGGTAGACCCTTCGCCCCCAGCCGTAATATTGGTTAGTGGCCCCAGCCCAAGGTCAGCGCGTCCCAGTCGATTGATCAAAACCCGTTCATACCTATATGCAGAGAACAGTGATGCCACCCCGAAGACACTAAAAAGAATATTTTTGCGCCCGTACTTGTTGAGTACCGCCCTACAAAAACGATTGCGTTGGCTCCAAGGTCTGTTAGGGTTCCAACGAATTGCCGTTTTCCCAATACCAACGTAAAATGGTGTCCCATCGGGTTTGTACCATACGTATACATAGTGTGACATAAAAGCCTCCTTCATAAAGATTATACCATGCCATTGCAACGCATCACACTAAGGCCGGGGGTAAATCGTGAAAATACGCGCCTGACCAATGAGGGTGGTTACTACGAGTCAAATCTAGTTCGCTTTCGCCAAGGCACACCTGAGAAGATTGGTGGTTGGGCTCGGATTTCAGCCAACTACTTTCTGGGCGTCTGCCGTTCCCTGTGGAACTGGGTAACGCTTGCATCGCAAAACCTGCTGGGCATTGGCACCAACCTAAAGTTCTACATTGAGGACCAAGGCACTTACTACGACATCACACCTATTGTTACTGCGCGTACGCTGACGAACCCTTTTACAACAGTATCAGGCTCCCCAACAGTTACGGTTACTGATGGGCTTGGTGGGTACGCAGTTAACAGTTTTGTGACGTTTAACGGCGGCGTGGCTGTTGGTGGGCTTACGATCAGCGGTGAGTATCAGATCAAGACCGTAGTTTCTGGCAGCTACACAATCACGGCTTCTTCAAACGCAACATCAACAGTTACGGTCCCGGCTGGTGGTACGGTCTACGCTAGCTACCAACTCAGCGCAAGCCCCTCTGTGGTTGTGCCGTTGTTTGGGTGGGGCGCAGGTACGTGGGGTTCTGGAGTGTGGGGCACCAGCGGCGCAACCACTACTACGACGGTGCCTTTGGCTATTTGGAATCAGAACAACTTTGGTCAAAACCTTATCTACGGCCCTCGTGGCGGGGCTCTGTATTATTGGGATGCAACGGTTGGGTATGCGCCAACAACAGCGACTATAACTATTGCCGTGCCCGGTGCTGTTACCTCTACGCTGACCTTACTTAACCTTACCCCCATTACGTTGCAGACTACCGGGGCGTTGCCGACAGGGTTGCTCCCCGGCACGGTTTACTACGTTCGAACCACTGCAACACCAACAGTTTTTAACTTGTCAGCTACACCTACGGGCGCTCTGATTACGACTTCTGGTTCCCAGTCCGGTGTGCACAGTATCTCCCCTCGGGGGGTAGCGATCTCTGCTTTGGCCGGGGCTTCAAGCACGCCGCTGACGCAAAACTACTTTCTGGTTTCAGACACCAGCCGGTTTGTTATCTGCTTTGGGACCAACGACTACCTCTCCACAACTTTTGACCCAATGCTGATCCGGTGGAGTGATCAAGAGTCCGTGACAGAATGGGCCCCCGCAGTCACTAACCAAGCAGGCAGCATACGGCTGTCACACGGGTCAAGGATTGTCACTGCGATGCAAAGTCGGCAGGAAATCTTGGTATGGACGGACTCTACGCTCTACTCAATGCAGTACCTTGGCCCTCCGTATGTATGGGGTACAACGCTGCTTGGGGATAACGTGTCTATTGCAGGCCCCAACGCAGCGGCGTTGGCTTCTGGGGTGACCTACTGGATGGGCGTAGACAAGTTCTACAAGTACGACGGGCGCATACAAACGCTGAACTGCGACCTTCTTAGGTTCATATACAACGATATCAATCGGAGTCAGTTCGACCAAGTTTTTGCCAGTACCAACGAAGGCTTTAATGAGGTGTGGTGGTTCTACTGCACCGCCGACTCAAACGAAAATGACCGGTACGTTGTCTACAACTACCTCGAAAATTGCTGGTACTACGGCAGTATAAAGCGTCCTGCATGGCTGGACACGGGACTGCGGAACTACCCGCTGGCTGCAACATACGACGCGGATGCGGGTACAGGAAACATCGTAAACCACGAGTACGATGTGGACGACAACACTACGGGAACCCCCGTGGCAATGGACTCTTTCATCACAAGCGCTCAGTTTGATATTGGTGACGGTAACAACTTTGCGTTTGTGTGGCGCATGTTGCCTGACCTGACCTTTAATGGCTCCACGGACGGGACAACACCTAGCTTGACAATCCAACTTTTGCCGCTGCAAAACTCAGGCTCAGGTTACAACAACCCAATCTCTATTGGCGGGACGAGCGCCACAGGCACGCAAACTGTTACGGCTACGCAGACATACCCAATTGACTTAGACACCTTTACCGGTCAGTTAAACATCCGTGTACGTGGACGCCAGATGTCTATGAAGATTGCTTGCAACACGTTGGGTACTCAGTGGCAGATGGGGTCTCCTCGGATTGATACACGCGCTGACGGACGTAGGGGCGGGTAATGGCACAGAAAAATGTAACTGCCCCCCGGCTCCCCGTTGTTACGCCAGAGTACGACCCCGTGGTGTTTAACCAGCTATTCAACATACTCCGGATGTACTTTGCCCAGCTTGACAATGCGGGGCCTATGGCGGGGTCGTCACAGTTCAACGGTACAGACGTTGTTGCGGGCTTGAGTTTCGCGCCTAATGCAGGAACTTCAACGCCCAGTTTGCCGACGCAAGCCGACCTTGCTAACCTGCGCGTTGGGGATATCTACTATGATACTTCGGCAAGTAACGTACTGAAAGTAAAAACATGAGCCTAAGAGACGACCCCCGCTATTTTCCTCAGCCTGATGTGCCCAATAACGGTAACTACGGTGGCAGCTTTGGTAGAGAGCAACTGTACTACGACTACTTGCCTAGGTCTGCAGCTATCGAGGCTGCGGGGGAAAAAACCTACAGTAGCGGCAAGTACACGTTTAACCCCGCAACGGGTCAGTACACATGGGTACCTGCTGGAACCGTAGCATCAAATTTGGGGGATAGTGCTGGTGCGGGCATCAATGCTGGTGGGCAGGGTGGTGAAGGCGGTGCGGGGGATTACGGTGGCAAGGGCGATGGTGGGGGGCTCCCCGGCACTACTACGGGCATGGACTCTGCTAGAAATTTTGCCGCTGCCGGTATAGGCAATTTGGGCAATAAGCTCGGGGGTGTCTTCGGTGCAGGGCTTCGGGGGATGTCGGACGAAATGGCTAAAAACGTAGACCCCAACTATAGCCATGAGGGGCGTGGTGGGCGGGGGAGTAGTGCACTTGGTAGCGGCGTGATGGCGGCGGATAAAGCACAAAGCGCGGCGATAGCAGATGCTCCTACAAGCACGATGACGCCAGAGCAGGCTCTTGCAGGGGTTTCTACCCAAGCCCAAACCGATTCTGGTGATTTTGGGCTTGGTTACGGGGAAGGGGCCGCTGCTCCTGCCGGGGGCGGGGGCGAAAGCGCGGGGGGTGGAGTTGAAGGTAACGGCAGTCCGTTTGCATACGGTGGTTTGACCGCTTTTGCGCACGGTGGCCTCGGCTCCCTTGGTAACTACTCGGATGGCGGCAGGCTACTGCGCGGCCCCGGTGATGGCGTCTCTGATTCGATCCCAGCAACTATTGGCAAGGCAAAGCGCCCTGCACGGCTCGCGGACGGTGAGTTCGTAGTGCCTGCACGTATCGTGTCCGAACTAGGTAACGGTTCCACCGAAGCCGGTGCGCGAAAGCTCTACGCCATGCTTGCTCGTATTCAGGCAGGCCGTAAAAAGTCTATTGGTAGGGGCAAAGTAGCTGCAAACTCACGCATGGACAAGTACCTGCCAGCATGAAGATACAGTATGTCGCCTCAGAGTGGGTGAACTATACTTGGGACAAGGTTGAGGGGTTTATATCTAGTGCACTGGAGCATTCCAATGGGGACTACACAGTAACGCATGCTAAGGTATTCGTAACCCAAGGTAGGTGGGCGCTGATCGTTGCAGTTGACGATTCTGGCGTTATCCACGGTGCCGCGACAGTTGAGTTTTTCAATCGCCCTGATGATCGGGTTGCGTTCATTACCGCTATAGGCGGTAAGCTAGTAAGCAGTGAGGATACGTTTGAGCAACTACGGACCTACGCAAGGTCTATGGGCGCTACGGCTATTGAAGGTGCTGCTAGGGAATCAATTGCTAGGCTGTGGCAACGCTACGGCTTCAAAGAAAAATACCGTATTGTTGGGGTAAAGCTATGAATATTCTGGACCTGAAACGCAAACTGATGCCGTTGAGCGGCTTTATGGGCGGTGGTTCCCCTGCTTCTTCAAGTTCTACAGCGACTACGGGTTTACCCGAATGGGCTAAAGGCTATGCGCAAGACACGCTAGCCAAACAAGCTGCGCTTTCAGACCGACCCTACGAAGCCTATGGAGCTAACCGCATCCAAGGGTTTACCCCAATGCAGGAGCAGGCGCGACAAAACGCTGCAAACATGAATGCTGGCCCCGAGGGGTTTAGTCAGGGTATCAGTGCGTATATGTCACCCTACCAGCAGCAAGTAACGGACATCCAGAAGCGTAAAGCGGGGCAAGAGTTTGATCTTATGGGTCAACAACAGCAGGCACAGGCAGCGCAGGTTGGGGCTTTTGGTGGTTCGCGGGACACGCTTAGACGCTCGTTGTTGGATCAGCAACGCCAACAGCAAATGGCTGACATCCAAGCCCGTGGGGATCAGGCGAACTTTGAGCAAGCGTCCAATCAGTTTCGTTCAGGCATCACACAAGGTATGGATGTCAATCGGCTGCAGTCGGCTTACGGTACACAAGAGCAGGCTATGGGGCAGCGAGGGCTAGACCAAGCGTATCAAGACTACCAGAACCAGCGGGAATACCCGCAGCAGCAGTTGAGCAACATGTCGAACATGATTCGGGGCCTGCCACTAGGTAGCACCACTGCTTCGACAGGTATTCAAAATCCGGGTTCGCCGTCATTCGGTCAGTTGTTGGGTTCTGCGGGTACTGCAGCTTACGGTCTGAAGCAGTTCTTCGCCGACGGTGGTAGTGTTGACAGCCAGCAGAACATTGAGAGCATCGTATCCAAGCTGTCTGATCAGCAGTTGGCGCAAGCTGAAGAAGCCGCTAAAGCTCGTGGAGACCAAGAGCAACTGCAGGCCATCCAAATGGAGAAAGCTGCCCGTGCCTCTATGCAGCGTGGTATTGGTGCTATGCCCGTGGATATGGACCAAATGTTGCCGACGGAGGAAAGCATGGCTCGTGGTGGTGTTGTTGCTTTTGCTGGAAACGACGGTAGCCTTGTGTATGGCGGACGGGGGAGGTCTGGCATTCCAGATATAGATATTGGACCGGCGCAACCAGAACTAGAACTAGACGAAGAAGGTATGCGTAGAGGGTTGCTTAGAAAGCTGTACAAAGACCTCCAGACTCCAGCCCCTGCATACACGGAGCAGACCCCCGAGCAGCGTTTGGCATTGGTAATGGCGGCTAGGAAAGAACTTACAGATGCGGCTGGACCCAGTCAATACGACGAAGAGCGTGCAAACATCAAACGCATACAAGAAGAAAACGCGACTAACAAGAAACTGGATAGGGGGCTAGCGGCGTTTGAAGCTGCTGGAGCTATGCTGGAAGGCAATGACCTAGCTCGTGGTTTAGGGAAAGGTCTTGGGGCGTTTGGGAAGTCTTACAGTGCTGCTAATCAGGCGTCACAAGCGGAAACACGCGCCTTGCAAAACATGCGCTTTAATTTGGCCGACGCCGAACGCAAAGAGAAGATGGGTCTGCACCGTGAGGCTCAAGGGTTAGTTGTCGCTGCCGAACAAAATCGGCGTGCTGCCCACTCGGCTAGACAGGATGAAAACAATCGCCAGCGCACATTGCAGCAGGGCATCCTTGCGGCTACGAAGCCTGAGAAACCTGAAGCGGGTTTGAAATTGCCTGAGGCAGCACTTGCTGCTGTAACTGCGTACCGAAAAGACCCAACCCCGGATAACAAATTAAAAGCGGAGGCTGCTCTGGAAGTGCTAAAAGCATCGCGTACTAGCGATATTGGGACTGCTAAACAAGATATTGAAGGTAAGAGAATAACGGCAACGACGGAAGAGACTGCTACTAGAACCAATGCAAGCATCAATGCTCTGGTAGAGAAGAACAAATTGATGGACCCTGCGTACCAAGAAGCTCTCTCAAAAAGTGACGCTGCGGGCATGGAGAAGGCTAAGAATGACATGTATGATGCCCTTGCTAAACGACAAGGTGTTAAACCTGCCGCCGCTGCAGGTGCTAGCCCTGTTGTAACGCCAACCGATGCGCATATACAAGCCTTGAAGGCTAACCCCAATAGGGCCGCTGAGTTTGACTTAAAATTTGGAATAGGCGCTGCAGCCAAGGCACTACAAAGGCAGTAACATGGCAAATTTTTTTGATACCTTTGATAGCCCAAAGACTCCTGTAGCTGCACAAAAAAATTTTTTTGACACGTTTGACGATGCCCCGCCCCCTGCTAAGCTACCTTCCCGCGAAGCATGGCAGGATATTAACCCCGGTGGGGACTACGATCAGGCAATGAAAGCCCGTGGGCAAAACCCAGTAGCCCAAGCCCCAGTAGCCCAAGCCCCAGTAGCCCAAGCCCCGGTAGCCCAAGCCCCAGTAGCCCGCCCAGTTCAAGCGCCAGTAGCCCAAGCCCCGGTAGCCCGCCCAGTTCAAGCTCCAGCAGCCCAAGCCCCGGTAGCCCGCCCAGTTCAAGCTCCAGCAGCCCAAGCCCCCACTTCCGGGGGGTTTTTTAACACTGTCCGTGATTGGGCTACTGGCGTACCTGTCGGGGATGGGGACCGTAAAGGGTCTGTGCTGGAATCGCTGAGGGGGCCAGAGACAGCCGCGCCTGTCCCAGAAGACAAAATGCTACGCCCTGAATTTGTGCAGGCGGTAGAAGCCAAACTCAATTCGCTACCTAAAGCGCAACGTGCAGCCGCGCTAACTCAGATGGTTCAGCGCACGGATGTTTATGGTCGTGCAGCAAAAGTAGTTGCAGCGCGATACGCAAAACTCGACCAAGTTGTATCGCCCACAATGCAAAAGCTGGACCCCCGGCTAGAGGCACAGAAGGCACGGTTTGTAGAGCAGGGCTTACGACCCGATATCGCCGAGGGGCTTGCTAAACAGCAGGCATTGTCCGGTGGGCTACGTCCTGATTTTGATGAGATGGCCCCTGATGTAGTTGGGGAGAAGGCAGATGTAGCAGCACGGGCACGGGCCAAAGAACTGGAAAACGCCGATTTTCTTGATCGGATTGCCGCTGGAGCGCGATCTCAGTACACGAAGAGCGGGATTGGCCTTCTACAAGCGTACGCGGATATATCTGGGGACAAAAAGTTTAGTGGAGAACTGTCTGACGCGATACGGATTGAAAATGCGCGTGAAGGTGCTATCCCAGAAGGTAAGGGCATAGTTGATAAGTCGTTTCAGAGTGCTATGACTAGCTTGGCTGGGCAGGCACCAACAATGGTCCTAAGCGCAATAACCGGAACCGCAGCGCCTGTTCTTGCACAAGCAGCCATACAAGGGTTTGGTAATTTTTACAGCGAAGGAAGAGCCGCTGGTTTGCCCGGTGATAAAGCCGCGATTAGAGCTATACCTATGGCTGCGGCGGAAGTATTTTTTGAGCGGTTTGGTATGACTAAGGCGTTAGCTGGCCTTAGGGCGCATGTGGCCGAGTTTGGTCTATCTAGTGTCCCAAAATACGTAGGTACTGCGATTGCCAAAGAAATACCTACTGAGTTGGCTACTACCACAACTCAGTACGCTATAAACATGATGCCCGAGATTGGGCTGAACAAAAACCCAAGTTTGCTGGGGCTGTACAGGGAGCTAGAAGAAACGCTACGGCAGACGGTGTTCCAAGCTGGTGTAACAGCGGGGGTAACAATCGGTGCGGTTAAAGGCGTAGGTATGGCGCAGGATAAACTGCGGAGCAAGCAAGACACAAGCACCAAAGGACTTGCCGAGTTCATGGCTAGGAGCAGGGGGTTTCTCACTCCTGAAGCAAGGACTACCCCCGCCGCAGGGACTACCCCTATTGCAGATGCAGAATTTGATTTGGGGAGCGTTGGTGCGTTTTCCCCCGGCGAAGATACAACTGCTGGTACTGACTTAGGTGAGGTGGGGGCTGCTGCTCCCGGTGAAGATACCACTGATACTACCGATATAGGTGATATAGGGGCTGCTGCCCCCGGTGAAGCTACGAGCGCTGGTACTGACTTAGGCGAGGTAGGGGCTGCTGCTCCCGGTGAAGCCGCTCCAAAGGCTGAAGCACGTGCTAGGCGCGTAGCGGAACTTACAGCCCAAATTGAAGACAGCGGGGTATCCGCCGAAGATGCGGCGGTTATTGCTGAGAATCGTATCAACGAGGCAGAAACCAAGCAAGAAAAGCTCGGGGCAAAGGCACCTAAAACTGCGTTACCTACCAACCGCGTAGAAGAACTGACAGAAGAGCTACTTACCGCTGGCTTCCCGCTAAAAGAAGCTAAGCAGCGTGCGACTGAACTCGCCAAACAGGAGGAAAGAGATGACGCTGAGGCTGCAAAAGCTGTCGGTAGACCAAGTGCAAGAAGCACTACTGTGGCTGGACAACCCACAGGAACTACCGCAACCGAAGGACCTACGGGGACTGAACCCGGAGGAGTGGTTCCAACTGGAGCTACTGCTGAGGGGCCTGCAGTGGGAGAAAAACCACAATTCCGTCCACTGACCGACGAAGAAAAAACTAAAACTGAAGCCCCGGCGACTGAAACCAAAACCGATATAGAGACCGCTGCCGATCAGGCTCGGGAGGCCATCAAGGAGACCAAAAAGGGGCAACGTGGTCGGCCTAAGCTCGTACTGACGCCTGAGCAAGAGGCTAGCAAAGCCGCTGAGGGTAGGGCCACTAAAGCTGCCTATCAAAGGGCTGATCGCGCGATAAAGAAGCAAACCAAAATACTTGAATCCGCAATCAACACCGGCAACCAGACCAACCGACGGGCTGCGTATAAAGAGTTGCTCAAGTTGGAGTCGGCTATTCGTGGTACCGCTGCAGGCATAGCTGCTAAGGCCACACTTGAGAAGCACCGCAACCGCTTTACCACTGCGGAACTTGATAGTCTCAAACGCGAAGTTAAAGCCGAGACACCGCAAGCGCTCCCGAGCATAGGTAGTGCTACATACAAGTCAGACCCCAAGCTAGGCAAAGTCACCAACGGTGCGCAGGCTATCGCGCAAATTGTAAAGACTGGTAATCCGTTCCAGCAGATGCTAGCCAAGCGCATTCGTGGGTTTGTGAACGGTGTCAAGATAGTGGTGGTGGAAGATGGTGCCCCGCTACCCGCACGCTTGCAGTCTGGTCGGGCTGCTGAGCAATGGGCCAATGCCCGTGGTTTGTACGTACCCAGCGAGAAGACTGTCTACATCCGTGGGGATAGTTTTGGCAATTCCCAAGGAACAAACAACGTAACCATCCTGCACGAACTGCTGCACGCAGCAACCTACCAAAAGCTGAAGCTGGGTCAGTTGGCCCTAGAGCGCGGCTGGTCATCAGACAATGCGGTGACTTTGGCTACTCAAGACTTGCAGCGCACTATGGATAGTGCCAAGAAACGGTTTGACGAGTTGTCAGCGGCGGGCAAACTACCCAAGTACATTCAAGACCTTAGCACGCAAGCTAAAGTATTCAGCAACCTAGACGAGTTCCTTGCCTACGGTATGAGCGATGACGCCATGCAGACTTTCCTGCTCGGCGCTAAAGGGTACGAGGGTAACGCTAATTTCTTCAGCCGGTTTGTTAACTCCATCCGCAACTACTTCGGCATGGACGTTGACTCTATAAATGCGCTTTCCGATTTGGTTCTGGTAACCGACAAGCTCTTGTCAGCCCGCAAGTCCCCGACCATGCGTCTTCTGGAAGCTGCGGATAAAGCTACGGCAAAACGAGAGGAACTGGCATTGCCATCGTGGTTTGGTGGCGACAAGACCGCAAAGTCTGATAAATCAGTTGCAGCAAGACCGTCAGCTAACGTAGCGCGTTTGGCTAAGATGCTTGGTTCCAAGCTATACGGGACCCCGGATGACATAGCTCGTGTGTCCCTCAAGGAGTTGTTCCAAAACTCGTTCGATGCAATCAAAGAAGGGCTGGAGAAGAAAAACGAACCTTGGCACATAACCAAGGGCAAGATTGACATCAAAGTGGATAGCAAAACTAGGACTATCTCAATAACGGATAACGGCCCCGGTATGCCGACTAGCGTTATGGGCAATCAGTTTTTGCAGATAGCGGGTACCGTCAAGGGTACATCCCGCGCCTCGGGCGGTCTTGGCGTAGCCAAGATGCTGTTCCTGTTTGAGAACAAGCAGCTTGAGGTTGTCTCTCTGCGCGACGGTGTAGTATCTAGGTTGTCAACAACAGGGGAAGAACTTAAACTGGCAATGGCTTCTAATCCTAGAACGCTGTTTGAGACGCTAAAAGATTTTGTAACTGAAGATGACATGGTTGCTATGGAGCCTATCATACAGATGGCTATCCAAAGGCAAAAAGAGAGTGGAGTAACCATACCTGAGATCAATGTAGCTACCTCTACCGACCCCAAGACCATTGAGCAATACACGAAGACCCTGTTCCCTGATGGGCACGGCACATTTATCTCTATTCAAGTACCCGAGAGTTACAAAGACGAGTCTACCGGCGAGGATAAAACTATTCGCTTTGACACCTACGACTTAAAGTTCAGTAAGGTCTTAACAAACAGCCCACTGTTTAACGACATTGACGTTACTTTTTCCTCGGGTGGGTCCCCATCTATGTTGGACATAGGCAACGGATTTCCTGTTGCCGACTACACCCCATTTGCCAATGTGCGTTTTGCGTGGGGCACTGCTCGCATATATGTATCTAAGAAGGTTGAAGACTCCTACGGGGATAATACCCATATCCTGTCTAACGGTTTGTGGCAGTTTAGCAAGACCTTAAAAGACAAGCCGGGTTGGGATGGAAAGAGTATCAAGCGTAGGTTTTACATTGATGTGACCCCTGACGAGAGCGTCAAACCAGAAGACGCAGGCTATCCATTCGACCTAAACCGGCAAAACTTTTCTAAAGCCGCTGACGGAGACTTTAGCAAAATCTTCAACTACGTTACGGCCCTGTACAGGCAGGTAGACTTTGCCTCTGAGGTGCAAAACTTTGGCACCGTGCAGTACATAAATGCGGGCGGTAGCTTGACCAAAGCTGAACTGCTGGAGCCAAAGGCACCAACAACAGACAACGCCTTTACGCTAATCAAGCCGGGTGACGCTGTAGAAGTACGCGATGGGGTTCTGTACGTAAACAATCGGAAGATACCTGAGCTTACAAACGACGACCTAAAGAACACAGCCATACGTATTGACGAGCTTACGATACCGCAGGATCAGATTGATCCATCCAAAGTCATGGTGCACGACAACATGACGCTGCCAGTAAAGGAGCAGGGGAGTGCTAAATCACGCCTCTACGATTTAGAAGATAGCAACGGCAGTAAATTTTCTGTTGATTACGAAGGGCCCAATAAATACAGCTTTACAGTTAACAACGACGACGGTACACGTACAAAATTTGTTGGCTCGTCAGAAGATATTGCGTCAGACCTTGAGGACGTAGGGATATTAACGCCGCAAGCTACCAGTGGCACAACTCTTTCAGGCAATGCGCGAGCCAAGTTTGGTAAGCGGTATGACACGTACTTGCAGACAATCGGTTCTGTATTCCAGCAGTTGCGCAATGCTCTGATTGCAGCGGACCCTGAGTACAACACCCCGCCTAGAGGGGGCGCTAGCCTATCAAAAATAGGTATTGGTGTAAGTCTGGATAGCGAATACTACGGTGTCAGCACCATATTGCCTTTTGAGGCTATGTTTATCAACCCCGCCACTACCGCTCTGAAAGGGAGTGCTAGCCAGATTGCGGTATCCATGATAGGTACTATGCAGCATGAGTTGGCGCACTATAGGGTGCGTAGCCACAATGCGGACTTTGCGTCTGAAATGCAACGAGTGATGAACTTGTTGGATACCTATGATGGTATCGACATGTCGGCGGTCAAGAAAAAACTGTCCGCCTTTATCCAGAACAACAATGATATATTTACCTACCTAGACGGAGAGTTCAAAAGTGGAAATTACAAACCTGTTGGAAACCGCCTCAAAGACTCTGGCTCCTTCCAAGCCAGAAATGAAAGCGCTGTTGAGTCAATGGAGGGCGCTGGCTCTGCAGGAGGGCGGGGACCCAGCCTATCCAGAATCACTCAGTCAGGCACTCAAAGTGCTGGACAAGTCGGCGTCAGTGAAGGAGATGTTGATGAAGATGCAGAAGGCACAGCAGAAAGAAGCCAGCGTCAGCTAGACAAGGACGTAGACCTAGCGCTGAACAAAGTCGCTGAGTCCAAGGATAACGAAACACTAGCCAAAGCTGTAGGGCTGCTGCAGCTTGCGCGTAACCCCAAAAACATCATACCGCAGCTACAACTGCTGTGGAACGCTGCTACCTACTACGAGCGCAATGCCTTAGTGCGGTTGCCGACTATGGACTTCTTGGTTAGCTGGGCTGGTAAGAAGGTGCCAGAACTGCGTAACACGTACGACCTGATGCAGAAGATGGGGGGTATGACCCAGCAGATTTTGAAGCAGTCTGGTGTCCTGACAACTGACGTACATCGTGCGTTCTTGGAAGACTCTGGCTTACGCCCCAAGCTGGAAAATTTGGTGTTTACGGCTACCATTGCCCAAGTGGACCCGTCCGATACGTCGGCTAAGCTGCGTAACGCTAAGCTGGACACTATGTACGCTGACCTAGGTAGCAAGGGGCAGCAACTGTACAACCGCATCAAAAACCATTTCGAGAACCTGTCGGACCTGTACTCCAAGTTGCTGGATGATCAGATTAAAAACTCGCGGCTTACCGCCGAGGAAAAAAGCAATCTGATGGCAGAACTGCGGAAGATGTACGAGACCGGCAAAAAAATCACCCCATACTTCCCCCTCACTCGGCACGGTGATTATTGGTTGTCTATTGGGTCTGGCAAGAACCGGCAGTTCTACATGTATGAGTCACTTATGGGCCGTGACAACGCTATGCAGGCTATGGCTGACAAGTCAATTTACCGCAAGCCAAACGAATCTGCGGCTGCTTTTGAACGCCGAAAACAGGACAACCTCAAGGAACTTATTGAAGACGGAACTTACGATGTAGGCAACGACATCCATAGCCTGCGCCGCAAGTCATTTGATTCCAGCCTGCTGTTACGTGGCGTGTTTGACAGCATCGACTCCTCTAATCTGGGCGACCCCAACGCAAAAGAATCGCTCAAGGACGCAATCTACCAAATATACCTGCAGACGATGCCGGAACAGAGTTTTCGGAATCAGTTCATCAACCGTAAGAACACTACAGGCTTTAGCACTGACTTAGTGCGTAGTGTGTCCACTGCCTCGGTGAAAATGGCTACGCAGCTAGCCAGAATCAAGTACGCCCCGTACATCCGCAACTCTTTGTCTGCCGCTAGGGATAGCGTTTCTGGACAGCCCAAGAATGAACCGTTTGTTTCTGAGATGGATCGGAGGGCAGATACTACGCTCGGTTTCCACAACGAAACCACCGGGGACAAATTTGCAAGAGTATTTAACAAGGCTTCGTTCTTCTTCTATCTCGGCGGAGCGTCCACTGCGCTACTGCAGCCAATGAGTGTTTTTCAAACCGGCATGCCGGTGCTGGCTGCTCGGTATGGTGCGGTTAACGCTACCCGTGAAATGAGCAAGATGCTGCGCGTGTGGAATGAATACGGGGTGTGGAGAACTAACGCCAACGGTACAAAATCGTGGGTAGCGCCAAGTATTGAGGACTCCAAAGGGCTTACTCCTGATGAGCGCAAGGCTGTGCGCGGCATGGCAGCATACGGAGTGTCTGAGTCTACCTTTAGCCGTGCTCTGTACGAGCAAAAAGGCTCACCTACGGAGAAGTTAAGTGGGCCTAAAGTGCAGCTAGGCAAGGATGCTGTGAGTGCGCTTTTGTTGGGTGGGTTGATGCACTCTTCAGAACGTATCTCCCGCGAGATGGTGTTCCTGACATCGTTCCGTTTGAACATGAAGCAGCATGGGGACTTTGATCGTTCCGTGCGCGAGGCTGTAAACGATACTAACGAAGCCCTATTCAACTACGGTGGGTACAACCGCCCTAGGTATATGCAGACCGGTGTGGGTAAGGTTCTGACTCAGTTTCAGATGTACCCGCTGCAGGTGACGCTGTTTTTGCTTAACAACTTTAAGCAGATGATCGTTCCTATGGACGACAGTACGCGCAAAGAAGCAACGATAAAGTTCTTCGGCACCATGTTTACCACTGGCGTGCTGGCTGGCGCTATAGGCTTACCCATTGCTGCTGTAGCGGGGCTGCTAGGTGCTTTCTGGAGAAAGTTGGACGAGGAGGAATTACTCCCTGAAGACCTGAAGAACATGGACCCAATGTTTTGGTTCCGCACCATTTTTCTCCCTAGCCAGCTTGGGCATATAACCATAGGTGGTAAGACGCTCTCGTCTATTGTTGAACGTGGGCCGATCAATGCACTTACTGGGTTGGATATTAGTGGTCGCACTGGGATGTCTAACTTGTGGTCTCATGACAGCAAAGAGTACAAAACTGTGCGCGAGGAGCTTATAGCTGCGGCACTAGATAGGGCTGGCCCCAGTGTGAGCATGGTCCTGTCTCTCGCAGATGCGTACGATGCTTTCTCTAAGGGTGATATGCAGAAGGGCGTAGAGAAAATGCTACCCGCAGGGTTCCGAAACTTTGTGGTTGCTCACAAATACGCTACGGAGGGAGCCAAAGACGTAACAGGTGCTCCGATTATGTCTAAGGACTCTTTTAGGCGTGGTGAACTCATAGGGCGAGCAATTGGGTTTCAGCCCGACTTACTTGCAAACGCGCAATACGTCAACTTCAGAGCAAACGGGCTTGCTTTGCGGATAGAAAACGAGCGCACTGAGTTGCTAAACAGCTTGAATCGTGACCTCGTAAAAAGCGACTTCAAAAAGTTTTCGGGTGTGCTCAAAGAAATCCAAAAGTTCAACTCTAAGCACCCCTCGTACGAAATTACAGAGGATAACATAACGGGGTCGTTGGAGAAACGTGCAGAACAGCGGGCGTCATCACTCAAGGGCGTAGTGCTTACCGATAAGAACGTACCGGTGTTCATCAAATCATTGGCTGCTTCTCGGAAAGAGTTGGCGGAGCGCGAGAAAGAAGCTAGGCCATAAAAAAACCCCCGGTGAAGACCGGGGGTAAGGCGGGGTTGCCGCCAAGGAGAGAAGGCACTGACAAAGAAGTTAGTGTACATCAAACCCTCCAGATGCGCAGCCCCTTTATGCCGTCTTCGATCACAACTTTGGTGACGACATCCATCTTCAATCGCTCAGCTACGGCGAGCATGGATTTCTTGGCTGCGCGGTGGTCGATGCAGGGCACAAAGAACGAGTACCCCTTACGGAACTTTGACCACTTAACCTGATACGAGACTGTCTCGATCTTCATTCGCCAACAGTGCGTCTACTTGCAGGAACTCAGAGTTGGCTGCGTTGAACTTGAGTACGCGCACCGCAGGTGATACGACCTTCATCCCCTTCGCCATGCGCTTGTTTGTGGCTTCCATGAACACCTTTACCTCAGTGAGCTTGGTCAGCAGGTTCTTGTAGTTCACTTGCCGCTCTACGCAGAAGTCCTTGAACTTCTTGGCGGAAATATACAGGTGCTTGGTATCTGGCTCGTAGCGTATCAGTAGCTCCCCACGTGGCTCTAGGCTAGGCATGGAGATCAAGTTACTCCGAGCATCCACTTCACCGTTGACCACCAGCGTGTTGAAGATGTTGGCGTTGATGAACTCGCCGAGTGCAGACGCTGGGTTAGTGATCGGGGGCTTCACATCATGGCGCATCTCAGACAGCATACCCTTGAGCCATGCGTACACAGCGGCCATATCGTAGTCGTGCAGTCCTAGCTGCCTAGCTATCAAACCACCAGCAATGTTGCATGCGGCCTCTGCCGACCAGAAACGCTCTCGGCTAGTGAACTGCACCTCTTTGTCAATGCGGGCCTGAACCTTCTTGACTAGCTCCTTGGCCTCTTCCAAGTTGTTGATCAGCCAGCTTATGTATGTCTCACCAGCATGGCCGTAGTTCTCATTGAGTTGGTGGTCAAACATCTCCTTGCCCCGAGCCACACCAATAACATTGTTAGGCTCAATCTTGTACTCCATCAAGCGCACGGACTCACCATCGGGCGTGTTCTTGAGCATTGACAGCTTCTCGTGAAAGCTAGCGTTAGCTGATGCCAAGGTCATGTTCTGCCATGAGGTGTTGTTCAGGCGCAGTGCGTTAGCCGAGCCGGTCATGCGGTTCTTGCCCCGACCATGACTGATGCCGTAAGCCAAGTCCGAGAACTCCTTGGGCGGCATGTTTGTGATCTCGTCGATTGTGTTGGGCAGGTTGTTCATCACCCCTAGCTGCTGCATCTTTGCGTTGAGCGTGTCCTTCTCAATCGCCATCAACTCCTTGGGTTGGCCGTAGACGCTGTTGCACATACGCAAGATGGTGGACTTACCAGAACCAGCCTCTTCATAGATCACGTTGATGATTGCCCCGTCCAAACCAGTGAACTTCATCAGGGGTGAGCCGAACGCTGTGAGTGCTGCAAACGCATGGGGCTCCATACCCGGCAGGGCGTACAGGTTAAACACCTCCTTCCACTTGTCGAAAGTACCCTTGGGGTGAATCTTGTCTGCAAAGAACTCTGTGGCTGTTGTCGGCGGGCTGTAGAACACCCCGTCCTTAGTGATCTCTCGGTCACCCATGATGAACTTGCTGTCACCTTCTACCCATCCGAATTGTGTTCTCATAATGTCTGCTTTCTTTGAATACTGTAGGTTCTTGATGAACGTGACCACGTACACGGCCAAGTTCTCATACTGCTTGTGGTGTGCCATAACACCTTGTTGGGCTAGCGCCTTACGCAACTCATCCTTGGACGATATCGCTGCCGTGGATATCGCAAACTCTCTAACGCCATCGTGCGGTAGGTGCAGCCTGAACAGAATGACTTCTCCCGCCGTAGGGTCCCGCATACGCTTCACCACGTACAAGTCGTGCTCATAGACCAACTCAGGGTCTGACTCGTCCTCCATAGGCTTCCTATAGACACCACCGTTCTTCCCTCGGAAAAATGGAAACGGATACTCAGGTATGGTTACGGTCTCCGCCCCCTTCTCGGTCTCTACGGTCACTTCGTTGTCGGCGTCATCAGCCTCCTCTATCTCAACACCAAGCACGATGGGGGACTTGATCTTCCCCTTATGCTGGCAGTCGATGCACCCTGTGGGGTTCAGCTTCTCAAACGTGATGCAGCGGTGTGGGCCTCCATGCTTCACGATCTGATCTACCTTGCGCTCTACCTCGTCGGGGTCATAGCCCGGATGGTTACTCGACAGCTTGTGTGCTGCCTTGTCCTTATCAATGCAAAATGCGGCGATGGATAACGCCGACCTCCACAACGGCTCGTCTACATCTGCTTGGTGCTCAAAGCAGTGCAGTAGCTGGTTACAGCCCGTGCCGTTAGCCGACTTCATCATAATGGTCTTGAACCGCTTGATCTTGTTGCCCATCAGAGCTTCCATCATGGGGCTCATAGCACGGGGGATAAAGTCAGGCCGCTCTTCCTTGGGGTCCGCTGCCCCTAGTAGCTCTTTCAGTTGTGCGTACTCTATACGCGCACTGCGCTCGTTGATCACCTCTACGGGTTGTGGCTCGCTCTGCTTGAAGTTAAACGTGCCGGGGATGCGCAGTATGCGCGATGCTTCAAACACCGACGGGTCCACGATAAAACTCTGCTCAATGCAAAGCTCTCGGAGTCGTTCGGCGAGTGGTTCCCATTCTGCACGGGAGACCGTCTCTTTAAGTAGCCAGTAGGCGTGAATCCCATAACCGGAACTCACTAGGATAGGTCTTGGCAAACCGACAGATGTGCAAAACTTTTGAAATTCGCTAAGCCCTGTTGCTTGGTCGATGTAACCCTTGATAACGCCCTTCTCATCTGGTGCTGCCTTCGTGGGGCCGCAGTCGATATCCATCCATAGTGCGCGGAAGTACGTGGCGTTGGCGTGCGTGCGGTTGTTCAGGAGGCCGTATTTGGCACAACCAAAATACGCATCCACACCCTTAGCTACAAACTGCCCGGCTATGGTATCAAGTTCTTCTCTAGTATCTACAAACTTCTGGTCTGGGTACCGCCCAATCCCCATCACACAGTAGCGCCCTTCTGAGGGTAGCACCGCATCGAGTAGGTCAAAGTCGGACATAGTTGTCGTGTTACTTGCGGTTTCTGAGTGCGTGCAGATACTTGTTGATCTTGGCGGTGTGGCTAGCGCTGGGAGTCACTGACCCCCAGAACCAGTTGTAGACGGTGGCCCGACTTACGCCAAGCCTGTCCGCTACTTCACTGACCGAGATGCCGAGCTTTATGCAACGACTACCCAGATACACGCCACGCGAACTAACGTCTGCATTGTTGTTTGCATCGACTAGCCGCTGGCTGTATCCGTAGCTCATAGGTTACTCCTCGTCGCTCCATGCAGCGAGCACGGAGGTCAAGTCGCGCTTAGCCGCAGGGGGCGGGACTTCTACCTTCTTGCTTTCACGCTTGACTGGCTCAGCGACCTCCTCGGCTTCCACCTTCGCAGCCTTGGGGGCTGGCGCTACCGGCTTAGGCGCTTCCGCCTTTGGTGCTTCCAGTTTGGCAACCCCGTCTGTCTGCGCTTGGAACGGCGTCATAGTCACCAGCTTCTGCACCTCGGGGGTGTTGCCGACCTTAGTGATAACGTCGTAGTGGTGGCGCTTGATGTGCTCCACAGCAGTGAACAGAATCGACTGGTTGTCGTTGTTCTCGTTGAAGCTCAGCTTGGTGATGTACCAATCAAGACTCTTGCCGTTGTTGCCCAGATACTTGACGTAGCTCTCAAATACGTGCTCAGTAGCAGATGGACTCTCACCAAACAGAGACTTGGACGCCAAGTTCATCTGATAGACCTCACCCTCAAGCGCGGTGCCAAAGTCATCTTCCAGCAGCACGGCGATGCGACGGGAGTAGCGGCAAGCCTTTGAGTTACCCATACCCGAACCTTTGATGTTCTGGGGGCACGAGTCGCAGCGGTCAGCCTGTTTGTTCGCAGACCCAGCGTCGGGCACATTGCCATCGTTGGAGAAGCAATCGGGGGGAACTGGCTTTGCGTCGGGGGTCCACTGCGCTGCGTAGAAGATGCGCCCAACCTTGGGGGACGAGTTGACGATGATGACGTTCAGGTCGCCCTTGACCTTGCCCATCTCCTTGCCGCCAATCTCCTTGCGGAAGATGCCGTTCTTGGGCACGATGCGCTTCGTGCCCGTGCTGCCCATGAGGGACTTGGTGAGTTCGCTGATGCCCGAGGCTTGCAGGAAGTCGGGAAGGTCTTGGTCAATAACTGTAATGTTGCTCATTTGATTCTTTCAGGGTTTTGGGCGTCTAACTACCACGGTGTACTCACTCTCGACATTCAAGCCCATAGGCAGAAGGTCAGGATTCTCAACGAGAAAATCTTTCATGTTTGTCTGATGAAGTCGTTTCTCTAACAGGCCAAATGCACCTTGCTCTTTGATAAAGGTGTACATCGAATCCCAATCGTTCGTCCAGTACCGTGACTTGACCGAGCGAATGATTGTGCCGTGTTGGGTTTTGATGCTGCTTGCATTCAGGTCTTTGCACGCATCGAGCATGTTGGCTTCCAGCAAGTCCATCTGTTCTTGTAGAACTGAGTCCTGCGTAGTGAACTCCGCTTTGAGCGTAGTCCGGGCGTCACGAATCTTGATGTAGACGTTCGCCAGCATGTCTAAATTTGGGGAACTCTTTCCCTCTGAAGTTTCTTCAGTCATCTAATACTCCTAATGGTTAATGAAGGTGTAGGCTACCTGCCTACGGAACTGACTATATCACAGGATTGTACATTGTCAAATGATTTCGGAAGAAATTTCTTGACGGTACAGGTCGATAATTTTTTGGTGGTTGCCGATGTTGTTGCGCAGCAAAGAGTAGACCTTAGCTTCCACTGGGCTCCCTGAGATGTGCACGATGGTCATGTTGTTCTTCTGGCCGGGTCGGTCAATACGTGCGTTGGCTTGCAGGTATGTCTCCACGCTGGTGCAGGGAGCGTACCAGATGATAGTGTCGGCAGCAGTTAGGGTTAACCCATGTGACGCAGCTTGCGGCTGAATGATGAGCACCTTTGGCTCGGGCTGCTCTTGGAAGCTCTTAACGATGTCGCTGCGCTGGTTCAGGCTGACGGCACCATTGATGACTGCACACGTGATGTGTTGGTTTTCTAGGTGCTTTTTTAACAGGTCGATAGTATGTGTAAACGGGACGAACACGAGGACTTTGTTGCTTGTCTCGTCGATGATCTCCTGCACTACGTTCAGCCGGTTGCTGACATCGAACTCAATCACCTCATGCTTATCTGTGTACACCGACCCGCATGAAATCTGCAGCAGCTTGCTCACCTTCACGGCAGCGTTGACTGCGGTGATCTCCTCCCCAGCGGCCTCGATGAGCATCTGCTTTCTCAAGATGGTGTAAAACTTTTGCTGCTGTACGCTGAGCGGTGCGTCTCGGTCTACGAAGGTAACCGGAGGAAGGTCAAGGCACTGGGCCTTCTCGAACCGAATTGCTGGCTGCAGTATCTTGTGCACCGTGGCTTGGGCATTGGGTTTTGGCAACCAGCGGTACATGCTTATCTTGGTCATCACCGTGTCCTTGAACTGCCCAAAGAACGGCGACACTGCAGTGGGGTTGATCAGCTTAGCTAGTCCGTAGGCGTCGGCGGGAGATTGCGCTGCTGGCGTACCAGTAAGCATCCACAGCCCCTTGATTACCTTGTTGAGGTCTCGCAGTGCTTTCCATCTGTCCGTCTGTGCATTCTTGTACGCCGACGCTTCATCGACGACGATGAGGTCGAACCCACCAGCCAGCAGTTCCTTCTTGACAATCGCAACCCCGTCGAAGTTGATCACGACGAACTCGGCACCGCTGTTGATGATCTCCTTGCGCTTGGCTGCACTGCCATGAGCTATTGCAACGGTCCTACGAATCGCAAACTTGAACAGGTCGTTCTGCCATGCAGCCCGCATGATGGACAGGGGGCATATCACTAACACTCGTCTAACTGCTCTGACGCTCATCAAATAGTCAACCGCCCATATGACTGATGCAGTCTTGCCGGTACCCTGCTCGTTGAAGCAGAACGCCTTGCGGTTGGAAATCAAAAACTCTGATGTGACCTTTTGGTGGTCGAACGGCTCAAACCCATGTGGTCGGGGCCACTCATATTCTGATAGATTCATTTTTTCTTCGGCTTGTTGACTTTGACTGTGTGGTCTGAGTTGCGTGTAAAGGAACGGTTGTCACTCGGCGACTTCAGCTTCAGGTTGCTCGGCGCATTGGTGCCGCCTTTGCTCAGGGGGGTTACATGGTCGATGTCCTTACCTGTGCGGTCAACACCTTTAGCGTCCATCTCGTTGCGTGCACGCTGTCGATCCATCCGCGCAGGTAGTTCGCCCCTCTCAACTTGCTGGGCGTACTCTTTTTTGTAAGGCCGTGGTTTGTTTACGTAAGGCATAGTTAGTCCTTTGTGATTGCTGATACTGCATCATTTTCCCACAGAGGTTTGCGACCATCTTCTTCAATTGAACGCAGCATCTTACCGACTGATACGGCAACCTCTAGCATCATGGCCGATTTGTGCTGAGCGTAATTCGCTTCTATGGCCTTATGCACAACCTTGTGCACAATGGTGCCCAACACCTCAGTCACTCGGCGTTTTAGTTCGTTCTCAAGGATGAGGGCGGTATCGGTTTCTTCGTTGGTCATTTGGCTCATATTAGCTCCTGTTGTACTCACAATCTTTCACCGCGCAGAACTTGCACAGCGGCCCGCTAACGGGGTTCCACACCCCACTCTTTATTGCTGCTTCGATACGCGCAACGTCTACTGCGGACTTGTCTATGTAGGTGTCCTTGAACTCGGCGAACTGCTCGGCTCTGACGAACTCCTTACTCACGATAAAAAGGAGAGCGGACTTGACCTTCTTGATCTCCGGAAACTTTGCAAACAGGCCACAAGCTACAAGGTCCAGTTGCTTTTTGTCCGCATATCTCGCATTCTTGCTTGTCTTGTAGTCCACTGAGTGAGCCACCCCTGTCGTCCGATTGATAATCACCAGATCGGCTATTCCATGCCACCATACATTCGGTGCATCGAAATCGCAACTCTCCAAGTTTCTTGTTAACCCAAGCCTCACTTCGCATAGCTTCTCTCCGGGGATTGCGTTGAGCGTGTCCAGCACACCCTGCATGTACTCAAACTGCGGTGGGATTGGTGCGCCCTTGTTAATGTAGTCCTCGGCCACCGTGTGCGCAGCCTTGCCGTATAGCGTAGCTGTGGTGTCGGGTTCTCGAATCGCATCGGGCGCAATCTTGGCGTGGTAATACTTGCGCGGGCACTGTTGAAATGTCTTTAAGCTGCTGAATGACCAGACGATTGGTTTAGAGTTCATGTAGCCCCCCTCTGCCCATGCTCGAACCTAGCAGACCGTGCAGCGGCGTATGCGTTCACTACAGTTGGGTAATGGTTATGGGTGTGCACTTGGCGTGTATCTATGTCCCAATCATCGCCGCTGGAATCTAAACCATGAATCGGGTCTATGTCTAGGAGTTCGGCTAGTCCAGATCGCCGAACAACCTCAAAACCGTGAGGCGTAAAGGAGCCATAGCTTTTTACAAGCCCTTTGTGATGCTGGAGGATGGGGTGGAAATATGCCTTGCTGTTTGATGGTTCGGGTATTTCGGAAAGCAGTAGCAGTCCTATATTTTTACCAATTGAGTCTGCAAAATTGGGTAGTACTCCTCCGTAATCGTGCATCTGGCTGTGTTTCCACCAATCTTTTTTAAGCGCATTTTTATCGCCTTTGACTTCTACAAAAATCCCTTCTTCTCCGTATCTGCGCGGCAGGAAGAAGTCGGGAAGATACCGTACTATTTTGGAACCATACTGTTCTGATTCGGGGTCAGCGTCAGCAATAGGGGCATCCTCGTCGTATATTTCCTTTTGGTATCCTTGGTCTTCGTACTTCCAAGGTAGGCCAAGCGTGTCAAAGAACACAGCCCACCTAGCTTCTAGCCTTGACCGGAAGTGGTAACCCTTGTAGTAAGTTTCTATTGCCTTAACAGTCTCCATAACTATCTCCGTATCCAGATTCACAGTTGAGGGGTAGCTCCGGTGCCCATGAGGGGCGGAGCCGCATGCACATCTCTACATATTCTTGGGCTGTTTCAGCCTCGGCTTTGGGTGCAATGACCGCAATCGCATCGTGCACGGTCATGACCACCCGGTACTTCTTTGCGATCCGTAGCATCTGCTCACCTATGATGATGCGGGCAAGTGCTTGGCATACGTTCTCGATTACCTTACCACCGTATATGCGGTTAGGGATAACTGCTTTGCCCTTCTTGGTGTCGTACACAACCTCGACCTTGCCTGTCTTCTCGTCCTCACGTACGCGCAGGTTAGGATACTTGAGATACAGCCCGTTGGGTAGCTTGACGCCGTTGGCCCCGTCCACTTCTAGCAGTCCATCGCGGCCCAGAGTTGTCTGTGCATTCCGCAGCATGGCCCTAAGCATGTCGCCAGCTTCTGCCCACAGCCTAACAATGTTAGGGTAGGTAGCCCGGTAAGTATCAATGATGCGCTTGGCCTCGTCTAGCTCAACGTCAACGCCAGAGTTTTTTAGCTGCAGCTTGAACTTTGCTGCGCCCATGCCATAGCCGCATCCGAGAACCGTTAATTTGCCTACCTGTCTCTCCGCCCCGTCAGCCTTGGTAATCTGGCGTCCGTAGATGGCTGACGCCATGATGCAGTACACATCCTCGCCCTTATCGAATGCTTCAACCAAGTCATTCTGCCCAGCTAGCCATGCCAGCGTACGGGCTTCAATCTGCGAGGAGTCTGAGTCCAGTATCACGTACCCATCGGGGGCAATGATGGAATACTTCAGTGGAGATTTGCGCGGCAGGTTCTGCAGGTTGAGCTTGTCGTCACCGCCCCATCGACCTGTGTGTGCAGCGTAGTAGCGTAGCGGAACTGGCATCGGACCGCGCTGGGCAATCCCAATGAACCTCTCAGTCCGTGTCTCCTCGATGGTTGACTTGACCCCAAGCCGCGCAGCGACGATGGCCTGCACGATCACGTTGTCATGCTCAAGCAACGCCTTAAACTCCTCGTCGGTCTTAGAGAATGCGTACGTCTGTTTGCCGTTGGCTGGGCTGACCTTCATAGGCACAACCACACCCAACTCCTCAAGCACCTTTGCAAGCTGAGGGTTGCTCATTAGCTGGTCCTTCTCGATCAGCATCTTGCTAAGCAGTTCGGCTTTCTTCGTCTTAACCTCGAACAAGTGCGACTTCAAAATGTCCTCGTCCAACTGCAGCACCGGCTCAGAGAACATGCGAACGGTCAAGTCAATGAGCCGCAACTCGCTCGGCGGGAACCCAACGCTCATCTTCTGGAATAGGGCATAGGTCATGGCCGTATCGTTGCAGCAATACTTGCCGTACTCTGCTAGCTGCTCTTCAGGGAAGTCCTTACGGCGCAGTCCCTTCGCCGTGACTACCTCAGTGCCTTTGGTACCAACCTCGTAGTGCTTTGCAAGTACAGCCAAGCTACCACCGACCTCAGTGCCGTGCAGTGCACGACCCATAGACAACGTGTCCAGCCAGCCCTTCGGCTTGATACCGAATATCCACGTAAGGATAGACGCATCGAACGCAGCATTGTGAGCTAGGGCTAGGCTATTCTCCCAATCGAACTGCCGCAAAAACACAGCGGTCTCGGCCATAGTCCCGGTGAACCACTCAGGCGCTCCGTCATCTACCTGCACCGACACACCAATGACCTCAAACTCAAAGGAGCGCACGTACTCCTCATTGGTGATCTTGCTGAGACTGAACTCTTGCGAGTAGTAGGTCTCAAAGTCTAGGGTGAGGATGTTCATTTGTAGGTGTTCTGCAATGGGTTTATATACTCAGCAGACGTACCTATATTTGATGGTCGCATGCGTAACTTTGGTAGGTTTTGCGCCCTCACTCTCATAGCTGCAGCCGCCTGCTCCTCCGCCTCTTTCTTCTCTTCTTCGTCTCGCAGGATGGCTTGTACGACTAGCCCATCGAACTCACCTCGCCGCAAGTCCTTCAGGGCTTCGTGGATCATCCCCTTCTCTGGCTCGGTGAGCACATCGCGGAACTTCTCCGCGAACATAAACCTCCATTGCAAAGCATCGCCGTAGAAGTCTTCGGGGTGAGACGCCATGCGCCCTAAAAGAATCTTTACACCATTGGATATTTCTGCCATTTTTATGCTCTCATCAGTTTGATTAGTTGTTCTAGGTACTCAAGCGTGTCCTCGTTGATTACCGTTGCTGTGCCGCCCGAATGTCTGATTAGCTCAAGGTTCTTTTCCTGCAGTGCAGTCGTCGTGCCTTTACCTGCCTTGGCTTCGATACCAAGGAAGTGACCGTTGACGCAGCAGAGGAAGTCGGGGACGCCTGAGTTACCGTAGCCAGTGCCTATTGGCATAGCGTAGTAGACGTTCTGGGCTTTGAGGATGTCCTTGATCTTTGCCTTGACCTTGGACTCGGGGGTTGTTGCCATCTAACACTCCAGTTGTTTATGGAATGACTATAGCATGGCATTTGACTTTGTACAAGTACAGACGTAAAAAACCCGCCGAAGCGGGTTGGTGTTTACCCTAACATTGTTAGGCTGCTGTGTTCTTTTGTATGCGCTGTATCTCTCGGGTCAGATACCACTGTGCCTTCTGTAAGTCCTGCAACTGATTGCCTTTGTGGTCGGCACGGGTGATGTACTTGACCACGTTGCCGATGTTGTACGTCAGTTGCTTGGCTTCGATAAAGTCAATGGTCTCAATGCCCCCTACCTTGTAGTGGTCAGGGTGATTCACTGGGTCGCTCATTTGCCTTTGCCTTTCTCTCTGGTAACGAACTCACTAAGGGCTCTTCGCATCTCTGCCTGCTTGGTGTATGGGTAGTGCGCCGTAAAGTAGTCCAGCACCTCCTGAGGAATGCGTAGGCTAACATTGGTCAGCGTGGGCTTCTTGCCGGGGCCTCGCCCCATGCGCCTCTTGGGTAGCTTTAAGAACTCAATTCCTGTTGTCATTTGGTTTCTCCATTGCTTTCTCTATCTGCTCACGTATCCACTTGGGTCCGCCAAGCTGCAGCAGCTTGACCCGTTGGCTCTTGGTCAACCGCAATGAGTAGACCACCATAAGATCATCATCAACCTTTTTTTTGCGTTGCTCAATCTCGCGCTCAATCCTCTCAAACTCGTCGTCTTCAGTGATCATTGTCATTCTCCATATCTTTGAGCATTTGGTTTAACGCAATCATCTTTTTCATTGCTTCCATTTGGTTCTTGTGAACCCACTCCGCAGCTTCGCTAAGTGCTTTTTGGGCTGCGTACAAATCGCTGATTTCCTCTTTGATTTCTTGTTTCGTTTTCATGTGTTCTTCTCCTTTAATTTGGCGTCATCAAAATCAAACCACTCATATATTTCAGTAAGCACTTCATTAACGATTGACTGATTAATGTCCGATTCACTTGGCGCACTGTCGTGCTTGTATGCTCTTTTGTGCCCCAAAACTACTCCGTCGAGGATGCACTTTTCAAGTAGTTGTGTGAATTTTGGTGTCATGTGTTGCGCTCCTTTAGTTTGGTTTCGATGCCTTGTGCAAAGCCAAGATAGCGGGGCAAACTTGCTCTCCAAACTTCCCATTCGTGCTTCACCTCCTCATCCGTCAGCCCTACCCACGGGCGTGGTTGCTGCGCGGTTTCCCATAGCTCCTCCAAAGACGTTAACCATTCTGTTTTTGTCAGTGGTCTGTTACTCATTTGTTCTTCTCCTTCAGTTTGGCTTCAAACATTTTGTATAACGTGATGGGGAACATCAATCCGACAGTGCCACTACCGACCCATGAATCATGTACAAGAACTTCGGCCTGTTCGTATACTGCATTGACCTCCTCGTCCGTCAGACCCTGCCACGGGCGCTGTGCTGCAAAATGATCAGCCAACTCCCGCGCCCGGTGTTTATTGATGCCCTCTCGGACTAAGGTAACCACAACCATTTCTCGCCAAGTGGTTGGCTCGGCTTGCGGCACTGGCCGTGCCTTCGTATTCCCACAGTCTTTGTAATGACACGCATCACCATCTTGGCAGGGGCATCGCGGGTCTTTTCCTACGCATGGCTCCTGCTCTGGCGCTGCGGGTGGGTGCTTGAAAACGGGAAAAGCGGCAAAGGCTTTCTCGTACACACTTTCGTAGTTAAGGTGTCCACCAGTCCAATCTTCCTTCAACCACGCCACCGGCTCCTGCTCTGGCTGTGCTGCCTTTTTAGCTACCCACGCAAGTCCAGTGTATGTCGGCTCGTACACGTAGCCAAGTGACTTTAAAATTTCTACCGCTTCGTTTGCAGCGGGTTGATAAAACGTCGGGCGCTGGGGTGGGGCGGTGTAGATAGCAACATCGCTGTCAAGAACAGGTTTTTTCCAAATCTCAACTGTTGTTTTCTCTTTTGGCGTTCTGGCGAAAACGCTCAATTCAACTTCAGCAATCCACGCCACCGGCTCCTGCTTTGGCTGTGCTACGGGTGGGGTAGCATCTTCAAGACCTTGTGCATACGATTTTCTTTGTACGTATTCAAACGCCCCTTCCCCGCTGTCTTTTTCCCAACCGCACCTTCTTGCAAAGTCTTCAACGTACAAACGCATAGGCTCTGGCTGTGCTGCGGGTGTGGTGGTGTAGAGTTTGTCGCCCTCGTTTGGCATCCACCAGTCTGCCCAGCGCGTTGACAAAACACCGTTAACATCCTCTACAATTTCCGCCGCAAACGCCACCGGCTCCTGCTCTGGCTGTGCAGCGACAATCGCTGTTTCAAAAGTCGCCCGTGCTTTTGCCAAGTCAGCTTTGGCTTGCGCAATCTGAAACTCAGTTTGCGCATAATGTCCAAGAATGTGGTCGCATTTAGCAGATGCCTCAACGTAAGCGTCCACTAACACCAAGATACGTTCTTTAGTCAAAGGCTCGGCTTGATGCTCTGGCTGTGCCAGAACTTTGCGAAGGGCATCCATTGCCACGCATAAGTCTTTCATACCCATCGGGTCATCCCACGCCTCCAGCGCCTGCTGCGCAACTTGTCTTAAGTTAGTCATGTCCCCTCCTTGATGTCGGCTTTAGTTGTTTGACGGACTGCAATTGCTTTACCCTGCCAGACAGCCAAAGCGTCTTTAAGCCGAGTTTTCCAAAAAGGCCAACCGGGGTGTGGCAGTGCAGGCTCCCAGTGCTTGCCGTCTGGCGATGACTGCGCCGGACTGGTCATTAAATCTTTCACTGTGATCATGGTTTCTCCTTGATGTTGTGGGCAACTACAGCCTCACAGACTAATTTGGCGCAGCTATGCCAGTCGGTCCGGGGGCGTGGCATTTCATGCAGTGCGACACCGGCAAGCCTGACAATCTCGTCCGGCAGCGACTGAGTTGGGATGGTGTATTGCGTTATCGGCCCCGGAGGATTTATAAATGCAACCGGCTCCTGCTCTGGCTTAGGTGGATAGTTGTTGCTGCTGCAAGCCACACATTCGTAGAGTACAACGGCTTTGCATTCGGGGCAGGTAGGCTCTTGCTCTGGCTGTGCTGCCTTACCATCTGCAAACCCGCGCTGGTACACAATCAGTAACGTGGCAGCATCGTCATCATCGTTCACCTTAGCCTGCGCTGCTTGGCGCTTTGAATCAAATCCTGTCATCACATCCCCTCATCGGCCAGTGCTTCGGCCAAGATTAAATAAAACAATGAATTGTCAGGCTTGCCCTGCCAGAAATCCAAATACTCTGTAAATTCATTCGCGGCGACATGAGCAAAGTAAACTTCCCAATCTCCACGGTAAGAACTATCTGCAGCCATCTCCCGCAGCGCCGTGCTGATCGGGCCGTATTGGAGATGCTCGTCATCCGGGTGGATGCGTTGCGGCGTTACTTCATAGTCAGGTATCACGATAGATACGGCGTCCCACCACCCCGCACTACTCCACTGTCTTTGCTCCTGTATCCTCGCTCCACGGGCGGCAGCAAAAAGTAAGCGGCTCATGATTTACTCCTTGTTCTAAGGGCTTTGGCTGCGACAACGTAATAGTTGCTATGTTTATCTTGTGCCGCCATTTCGTCAAGCAGCTTCGCGCAAGCCTCACGTTCTGCCTCGGCGCAGGCTTTGCCCCACGCCAACATCTGCTCGGTAGTGAAACCACGTATCTTGGTATTGCTCGGCAAGTGGGTGTCAATCACGGACATTTCAGGTAGTTTCATATCACATACCCTCACACATCAAAATAAACAGCGCTGCCTGCGCTTCACGTTCAGCCATCGCAGCCTCCGCAGCAGCCCTCGCAGCACCCGCAGCCCTCGCAGCACCCGCAGCACCCGCAGCAGCCCTTGCCGCACTCGCAGCAGCCATCGCAGCCCTCGCAGCCCTCGCAGCCCACGCCGGAGCCCACGCCGGAGCCCACGCCGCAGCATCACTCGCAGCATCACTCGCAGCATCACTCGCAGCACCACTCTCAGCAGCCCTCCCAGCAGCCATCGCAGCAGACCACGCAGCAGTTAATTCTTCCTGCGTAGCCTGCCCGTTAGCAAACTTTTCTGCAACGTCAAGTGCATCAAGACTACGCTTGTCAGTCATCCAGTGTTGCACACGCCTAGCGCAGGCTACAGCAAATAAGCGCATCTCACGCTCATGCCCGTCAACTGCACGTAGGCACCACAACGTATCATCAAGTCCGTTGCTTTCAAGGATGGTAGTCAGCAGCAGTGGCTCATCATCAGCCTCGGTTTTACCTAAATTATTCAACAGCTTTTTCCAACCGTCGGTGCAAGGACTATGCGCCCTAATTTTGTTTAGCGTTGTTTTCATATCACATACCCCACAACAAAGCCAATCACCAGAATTACGCACACGACCGCGATGGCAACGGCAGTGTCACCCCAGCCCCAAGCGAATAGGTCTTCTACTTCATCGTCTTTCATTTGGCTTCTCCTATTACCGCCAATGCAATTGCTTTCTGTGGGATGTCTGCCACATTGTCTTTGTAGGTAAAAACATTCCAGCCGCGCTCTTCGGCGATCCTGAGCCGATAGGGAAATGCGTCATACCTCTCCGCAATCGGGCCGATCACGTTCCAGTCTCGGTAGTCAAAAACTCTACCCACAACCATAATATTGTTACTAACCCATACCTTCCCGTCACGGCTTCGCCACACAATAGGCCACCCAATAGCCAGCGCCAGCGCCTTGTCGATTTCAATGTCAGTCATTTCTGTTCTCCTTTAGCTATTGCTGCACGGGCTTTGCTCATGGCTTCTCGGCCATCGTCGCCACACCAATCGCAGTTTTCGTAAACGTCTTTCAACGCCGCTAGCATCTCCTGATTCAGCGCATGCAACCGGCGCAGTTCGGCGGCGGCTTCTTCTGTGTCTCGCTGGTGCTTATCACCGGCTGCATATAGGTCAAGTCGGTTAGCCAACTTCAAGGCTTCTGGTCGTGTTGTCATTTTTGTTCCCTCGCTTTCAGCATTGCGTCTGCGTACCGATACCGTGCTATCTCTCGGGTGTACATACCGGGTTCGTGATAGATCATTTTGCCGTTGCCTGTTTCTTTTACTTTCGCAACCATCGCACCCATTGGCTGCCAATACTTGATGTCTTCTTCGCTGGCATGGGTTGCGAAATAGTCGCGCAGGGTCATGCCCTCGCTGTAGCCCGTGGAAATGGGCACAATCGCTCCGTAGTTGGAAGTGGGGTAGGCTGGGCCTCCTGTGTTGTTCATTCCCATGCTCCTTCGCCAAATTCGTTTACATGCTCAAGTGCAAAGATCATTAGCTGTTTGACCACGCCCGGTGTAATCTTTCCGGCTGAACCTTCTCCGTCAACAAACCTGATCCAATCACCATAGACCTGCATCTTGCGTATGTCGCCGGGGTCAATTTCTGCCCCATCTGAGTTGATGTTCATTTGCTTCTCCCAATAATGTTAGCTGGATGTATCAGCCACTTGGTTCCAAGGAAGCGCACGGACTTGACCCATGCGCGTTGGTTGTGGCGGTCGATGTGGCGCATACCGCTGTTGAAGTGCTTACGCACTCGGGTGAGCATGTTGATCTTCATATTGCCCTCTCGGCTTTTTTCTTGGCGTAGTACCTACGTGCGTACTCACGCTTCTTCTCGGCTGTTTTTTCCAGCGCCTCCTTAGTCCTGACCGCCTTGAGTCCGGGCTTGGGTCCGGGCTTGGCCTTCGGTTTGGGTGCAGTCATTTTCTGTAGGCGCTCGATATCCCTCCGCGCTCCCTGCAGCATCACATTCAGGTGCAGGTTCGCGGTCTCAAGTTCGTCGAGGCGGCGGAATACGTTTAGGTTTTTCATATTGATTTTCATGTTGGTTCCTTGGCTTCCTGTTCGTCCAGTTTCAGTACATAGATTTCTTTGTTGACCCTACATCCGACATCCGTGATGAACTGTTTCTCGTTCACTAGCTTGAGCAAGCCCAGCTTCCCACGGAACTCGGCGGGGAGGGTAGTATCGTCGTAGAGTTGAACATTGTCATTGATTTTGACTAGGTACTTTCCCTCATCCACAACAATAAGCGCAGACTTTTTAGCTCCCATAGCGGTCTTAATTCCTTCGATAGTAGACAGTTCGTCCGTTGCAATCTGCATCATCTCCAAGCTGTTCGCAACGCTCTTGTCCCCCTGCTGTTTTGCGTACTCCAAGAACAAGGCGTACCCCGGACCTTTGGTCACGTAGTCGATGGCTTTCTGTTTAATCTCTTCTTGGTACTTGCGTACTACTCGGTCCTTGCCGTGATGCTCTTGTCGAACAACAGTGTCGGCTGTGTCTACTGCCTCTGCTGCTACTTCTAGCACTGATCGGGGCTTGAATGTCTTTCGGACTTTGGCTATAGCCTTCTCAGAGTTGTCGGTCCTGTAGTTGTTTTGGCGTGTGGTTATTCGGTGACTTTCGATTTCAATGATCGGCCCCGATTTGTACCCTTTCTCAATAGAGCCCAGCGTCTCCCAGTTGTGGCTTACTACGAACTTGTTTACTACCATCGTTCTATACTGGGTATGGGTAGGCTCTGCCCAGCTAAAGTTTGTGGCCTTGAACGTCCACATCGGGTTTTTCAATGCCAGTTCCCATATGACTGTGGCGAGGACGGACGTTACCTTGTACGCACTGACAAGCTCTTTGGTTTCAGGTGCGTGTACGTTAGGCAAATCCATCGCGTTGTTTGCTATGTTCATGTGTTTCTCCTACCAATTAAACTTACCCAAGATCGAATCGACCTTGGACTTCAACTCGCTGCGTGAGTCAGCGTCCTCTTTGATGCTGTCCAAGTTAGCCCCTAACATTGTTAGCTCTACCTGTCGCCGTGCCTCTTCCAACAGTGGGTCGTTGGTCACGTTGAGCTTAGTCAGCAGCGCACACAACTCCAGTGGGTTGGTCAACAGTGAGTCGTGGTAGCGCTTCTTGTCTCCGTCGTTCCCTTCCTTCAGCTTGTCAGATACACCTACTAGCACTGAATGCAGCTTGTCCCACGGTGCACGCATAGCTTCCTTCAGCCGCTCGTCGAACTTGTCGCGGAACTCCGCTCGCACATCATCCAAGTCCTCTGCTGGTATGTCCAAGCGAAAGTCGCCGGAGTCGGGCATCGGGTTGACTGATCGACGGAACCCAAACTTTTGCTTGACTTCTTCAATGTCAGGGTAGTCACTTGCCTTGTATAGTGCTCCTAGGTTGGTAGGCGCTTCAGCAACCAGACGCGGGTACTGCACAAAGAAGTTCTGGCACATGACATCGAACGTCCGCTCAAACCCATTCATGGTCTGCTTGTACTCCATGAACAACTTGGTCGGCAACATGCGCTCGCCCTTGTCAGCCCACGGCAACGTGTGCAGGTTGTGGTACAGCCGAGCCCTAGCTGCGAACTTCTCGATGTCCTTGCGCAAGCCGGTACCTGCGAACAGGTTCTTCTTGGTCTGCGATGCGTCACGCACTGCCCCTGCGTTTGTATTGGTTAGCTCCGTTGTCTCCCGGTCGATCTTCGACGCAGGCCACACACTGATGTTCAGTTCCACTAACACTGCTGATGCACTAATACTCATTTCATTACTCCTTCAGTTTCAATTGATTACACAAACTCAACACTTGCTCTTTCATGTACGCCCACGTACGGTACGTAACTCCTTCGCCGCTGCTCACTCTATTGAACTCCCCAGTAACTCTCAACATGGTCAATGCCAGCCCCGGTGAATAATCTCCACTGTGACCAGCATCGAACCCAAACACATGCAACTGCCGCTCATCGTCTACCTCTGAGTACGTCAGCCCACCATGAACCTCGATGTCACTCATATCGTTGTACCCAAGCCCACAGCAGCGGTGCCCTTTGGGTATGCCTACGTACCCACACAGATGGCCTAGCGTCGGGTGCCGCCAGATCGTGCACGTGTACCCTGTGCCCTCATCAACCCACTCCTCAGAGTGCTGATGCTCTTGCTCCCAAGGTCGTTCAGCTACCAGCAGTTTGATCTTCAGTTCTGGGTCTAGCATCTTGTTGGTCCAAAGATAAGGTTGTTCACTTCGAGCTTTACATGTTTTTCTGTAAGGCTCGCCATTGCCATTAACATTCCGTGGTCATCACTCTGCGCGGCGATAGACCATTTCTGGTTGCGCCCTCGCGCCTTGGCTATACCCGAGAAGTCGTACCATCTGCGTTCGACAACAATGTAGGTGTCGAACTTCCCCCGCAAAAGTAGATATGTTTTTTTGCGCCTTGGCATGGGCTACTCCTTCTCCGGCTTACCCGCCAGCTTCGCCATGCGGTAGATGTCGTCGCTGATGAGCTTCATGGTGATCTCATCGGGGTTAGGCCACACGTGGTACGTGTAGCTGCTGCTGTTGGTCACCTCGTCCTTGCGGTACTTCTTCTCGTACTTCTCTGCACGCTGAATGATCTCAGCCATTGCTAACGCATCCTTAGCCGACAGCACAAGGCTGCTATAGCTAAATTCCATAACCATCATGTTGTTCTCCTCAGTCTTTGATGTGAATCGTCTTCCCGTTAGGGGCGACAACATCGTTACCCCCTACGATGGCCCACATAACAGGCGCAGTCCAGTCGTTACCCCAGTCACTACCCACGTACCCGTCAGTCAGGACGATCACGCACTGAGGCACGATCTGCTCCTTCTTCAGGTAGTCCGACACACAGCTAGGGCTAGTACCCCCACCCCCTCGTGGCTTGGTAGAGCTAACAATGTTAGGCACCTCGGACTCCGTGTACGTCTCATGTGCAGCCACTGCGCTGTCCCAATAGATCAAGTCCACAAGCTCGGGGCTTACCTCTTCGGCGATACCCTTAACCTCGGACAGGAACTCGGACAACTCCTCCTGCCCGATGGAGCCTGATGTGTCTATCGCAACCACCAAATGCCCCACCTTCTCACCGATCATGCTCGGCATGTAAACACCTGTGGATAGGAACCGACGGTTAACCCTGCGCCAGCTACTCGCGTCCTTGCTGTGACACATGGACTTCACGTAGTCGCGCAGCACTTCACGCCAGTTGACCTTGGGCTCAAGCAACTCCTGCAACTCGCGGTCCAGTCCACCCGCACCCTCACCCACCTGCTTGTTGTGCGCCATCAACCCCTGCCGTATGGCTTGATCAATGTCGCGCACTAGCTCGCGCTTCTCCTCGTCGGTCATACCGTCGGCACCATCCCAGTCGTGCTCGTCGATGCCACCATCACCGTTCCCGTCGCTACCCTCACCGCCTTGGCCTTTACCCTTACCACCGCCGCCCGACTTCTTCTCCTCTTTCAGTATGTCGAACACCTGCTTGGAGTTCATGCCTTTGAACCGCGCATCGCACATGCCCATCTGCCTGCCCTTGTGTGGGCCATCCCGGTACACAGGCATGGCGATCACCGTGCCTTGGGGGTCCAAGTCCTTGAGCATCAGGTTGATCACGTGATCACAGGCAATGTTGGCTAGCCGGTGGTCCTCGTCGTGCAGCTTCTTCCACGTGGTCATGTGCCGGTACATCTTGTGCCCTGCCTCGTGGGCAATCACAAAGCACAACTCAGGGTCACGCAGCTTGGTCACGAACTCACGCCCGTAGGTCTCATCCCGTCCGTTAGTACAGGCAGTCGGCGTGTGCTCATCCACTCGCGTCTTGCCGATCATCATCACGCCCTGCAACAGGGCAAAGTTCTTGTTGCGCATCAAGGCGATCTTCGCCTTCTGCAATTTCCGTTCTGCTTCCATGTTCTCTCCTTATGAATACATGTTCAAACTTCGCTCAGCCTTAGCGTTACCAATCAGCAACCTGAGCATTCCAGTTGCTTCGCTTATGTCTTCGTACGTAGATACTTCAATACGGTTGAAGTTCGAGCGGTTGCTACCCTCCCACCGGATGATGGCTACTCTGTACTCGACCCCGTCCTGCATAGCAAACATCTTGCACTCTATGTGTACCGAGTACGAAGGAGCGAGGTATTTCAACTCCTTGGCTAGGTACTCCACCTCCTCGTACCCAGCGGGCCAATCTTTCAGTTGTGCGTATACCATTGCTAGCTCCTGAAAACCCAACTGATCCGCTTATCTGCTTGCTTGCGCTTAGTCCAGTAAGGCAATGCCCACCCCACGTTAGACTCCACAACAATCAAGCGCTTACTAAAGTACACGTACATACCACCCTCCTCAGAGCAAATCTTGGTTCTTCGAAACCCACGTTGCAAACGCCTTGCAACTGAACGCAATGGACTGCTTGGCCGGGGCCTTGGCGATGTTGACTGCGAACACTGCCTGCCACTCAGGCTCGAACCGCTCCAGATACTGCATGAACGGTGTCATCGTCTCCTTGGTCACACGGGAGATAGCACCAAACACCACGATGGCACATGCACCGGGGCTAGTAGGCACAGGCGCTGTGTCGGGCTTAGTCACCGTCGCCTCCCACGTTGGTAGCTGGTCGGCAAACTCAATGTACGCCTGCATATCCCTAGCACCTGACTCACCGAGAGCACCAGTAAGCGCAGCGATCACCGCATCCGGGTCGTTCTGACTCCGTGTCCTAACAATGTTAGATGCAGTCTCCAATGACCGGGGAGACACGAACGCATTCTGGTTGCGCTTGGGGTTGTAGATGTACGGGTTGTCGTTCTGCCCCCCGTCCGTGTACGATGCCAGCACCTGCGGGAACCGACTCACCCATGCAATCACCTCGGCCTCGATGCTCTTGTTGATAGCCCACTCAACCCACTGCTCGGCATTGGGCTTGCTGATCGTCACAGGCACCAGTCGATTCCTTGAGTGCGCCTTGAGGTTGTCGCCCACACCGTCGGTAGACAGGTTGCCCGTCAAGAACACGATGCAGTCCTTGTTCAGGCTGATGTCACCCAAGCGTGGGTTTGCCTTCTCTAGCATGGGGTGCAGCATGTTCTTCACCGGGTCGGCACCCTTGGTGAACTCGTCGAGCATCACAACCACAGGCTTGCCTTCATGCACCTTGAACCGTGCGTTGGGGTAATACCGGGTCGTCTTGGTGTCATGGTCGATCACAGGCATGGCGATGTCACCAAGGTCCATATTGGGTACGTCAATATAGGCACACTCGTAGCCCATGCGTGCAGAGATCATCTCCAGCAGAGAGGACTTGCCGATACCGGGCTCGCCCTGCAAGAGGAACCGGGTTTCCGGGTTGCTGCAAATCAGGTTCGCAGCTTGCTTGAGCGTGATGCTCTTACCAAATGTCACTTCAGCCATTTCTAACTCCACAAAATACCTAACATTGTTAGGCCACTAACCGGGCGGTATTGCCCCTAATCAAACTACATTGTAACACAATATAGTACCTATGTCAAGCGTAAGCACAACCTTTACACTCCTCACTTGACCCAACTGTCGTACTTCTTACTCGGTGCCTTACCCACGGGCAGCAGCACCTTCTCGAACACCTCGTCGCTGTGGTGCCGGTACACAATCTCGCGGAACTTGGGCATGATTGACCCCGCCGCCAAGTACAACTCGGAACCTTTGAAGAATCTGACAGCGGCCCCTCCTCTGATAGCCAGAACGATCCCAAGCGCGGCCTTGTAGAAGTTGCTGTGCTTGCTCTCCTCCGGCTGGTCACTCGCCATTAGCTCCATCTCTGCTTTGCCCACGGGCCGCTGCAGCCCCCACTCGGTCACTCCCGCCTCGGCGAACTCGCTGGTAGTGAACGTGATACGTTTGTAGGCGTACTTGTTTCCCATGACGCCCTCCATTTGTGTCTCTTCGCGCAGGTTGATCATTGCCTTCAGGTACTTCTCAAACTCACTGTACCGTTGCCTAACAGTGGTAGCCTTCTTTTTGTTCATCTGTGTTTCATGCACCGGCTCGCCCAATGCCAGTTCCCACGTGTACGGGTAGGCCTCCAGCTTGCGAATCACTGTGGTCTTGGTGGTGTGCAGCACAACCTCGGCTTTGTTGCCAAGACACAGCACACTACTGCCATTCTTTGAGTAACAGCTAAGGCACAGAACCTTCTCAATGAACGTCCGCGTTGCAGTTGAGTTATACCCACCCATGTTGATCTCCACATCCCCATCGGACTTGAACTCAACCACCGGCGTCTGGTACAGGATGCACTGATAGGACGTAGTGTTATTGAGCGGGTTTATCAGCTTAGCTATACGGTAGTCGTCATTGCTCCGCACCCCTAGTGGGCGCACATCCCCAGCCCTGCCACGGATGGGCTTGATCTGCTCGTACCGCAGCTTCGCCTCCTCGTAGGTCTGTATCCGCCTGATACCTCTCATACCTGAATTACCGTACATACTAGCTCCTTAAAGTTAAAACCTTGACATTTTTCAGCGTAGGCCGCAGAGCGACGAACCGCTCCTTGGCCGCAGCCTTGCTCTTGGCCTCGATGACCTCGGAGTGCCACAGGCTGAACCTAGTGCTCCAGCCAGACACAAAGAACCTGATCATTCCTCTTCCCCCTCTTCATCTTCTTCTCCTTCAAGGTCGTCAAACATCTGGGCCAGCACACTGATCACGCTCATCGGCGTGACGTCGCACTTAGCTGCTGCATTTACCAGCGCATAGCTAATGGCAGCTAGCATCGTTGCAGGGTCTGAGCCAGCGAGAGACAGAATCAAGTCCACCTTCTGCATCATTGACTTCTGTTCTGCCTCGTTGAGTTGCGCACCTGCATCTATCTGTTTTCGGTTAGTCATGCTTCTCCTCCTAGTGTGTCCATGTAGTTGTCCAGTGCACCAGTGCACTCGAAGTTGCTCGTCTCCTGCTGCAGGGTGTCGGCATCGTGGTTCTGCACAAAGAAGTTCTTACCTGTACGCTGGCAGGTAACTGAGTACGCCCACCCGTTGCCAAGGGTCTCGATGTGGTACTTGCCATCCTCGGTGATGAATGTGTTGGTGATCATGCTTTTATCTCCACTCGTTTGAACGCCGTCAGCCAGTGTCGGCCTATTACGTAGCCGGTGTGCCATGTGGTGCCGTCCTTCTTCTCGTAGTACATCTTCGATACCTTGGAGCCGCCCATGCCGATCTGCCCGCGCAGTTCTTTGATGGTCTTGGCCCAGAAGCGGCTCCCGTACTGGTCTAGATACAGTGTCGGCTTGCCTTTCATACACCCTCCTTGATAGTCAGACCCGTGGGTGTCCTGCGCATGGTGCACAGGGGCACAGTCGTTGCCTTCTCCCTCTCGGCTACTATAGCCAGCCCGTATTGGCCGAGCACGATGCGCACGGCCATGTTCTTACGCGCACCGCGCAGGGTTGCAGCGTAGCCGGTTGATGCTGGCTTTTTCCCCGATGCGTTGGGGGTTTCAAAGTATTGGGTGATGTAGGGGCGCTTCATTCTGCATCCTCGATGGACTCGATGGACTCAACGCTCCAGAACCCCTCTTCGCGGGGGTTGGTGCGCTCTAGCTCCCCCCACGCCTTAGCCTCGGCTTCGTCAGGGGTGTTGGCTTCTATGGTGAGCACCACGTAGGACTCACGCTTTAGTTCGACTTCAAATATCATGTCCGTATCTCCTTTGGGTTAGTTTGCTTCAAGGTTACTGCTACGCTGCTAGGGGTAACGAACTGATAGTTACCCTTGGTGTATTCCTGCACCACGGTCCAGCCCTTACGGGCGTTCGTTGCGGCTTCCTCGCCGCACCACAGGCAGACCCTGTACCCTATAGCTACTCGCCGAGGGTCTATGTCATCTCCGCACTCGACGCAGGTGCACAGGGTGGCTTTTACTTGTCCCATCATGGTCTCCAGATAAGTAGGTCAAGTGCCAGCACAATGAGTGCCAGCAGGAACACGATGCGTTCGGCTTTTTGGATTGGGGTGAACGCAGGGGTCGGCTTTGGCTCCGGGGTTTTGCCTAACATTGTTAGGTCGGGTTTGGTTTTGGTCTTCATGCCAGCACCTCCTCGACCTCGATGGAGTGCAACCAGTAGTTGCGCCCCGTCCCGTTAGCCATCACCGACAGCCATGCAGCGTACCAGTCGGCGTTAAGGCTTTCGCCTTGTGCCATCCACTCGCCAACAAACTGCCCGTTGTCGAGCCGGGCGAGTATGTTCCAGCCACCTTCTACTTCCCCCGCCTCGGGGTCTGTCGGCGTGCAGCAGAGGAACACCATGTCGCTGTCGCGCACCCCTGCGCGGGAGTCCACGTAGAACCCGACGCCCTCGCTTGATGCACTGACCCGGCGCACCTCCATGTTGGGTGCGAGGATGTGGCGCACGTGCGCCATAAGGACGTTGATGGTGTTTTGGTTGACTTTCGTTTTCATGGTATTTCCTTCTCTCTTGGTTTTGGTTTGGGGCTGGACCGCAGCCCCCACGGTTTTTTATGCGAAACGGATGCCGAGGGAATCAGCAGGTACGCTCTCGACTTGCCGTCGTGCCTGCACCGTGCTCAGGTATTGGTACTGCCCGGAGGTGAGCAGGTTTGCTTCCCGCTCCAGCAGGGTTACGTCGCTTGGGTGTGCGCACTCCCAAGTAAGAGGGGTGAACAGGGATGCGAACCGACGGTGGAAGTTGATTACCACGGTCTTGCCTGTAATGGACACCCGGAAGTTCCGGGTGCGCTTGATGACTCTAATCATGATCTAACCTTCTCTAATAGACCTAACATTGTTAGGGGACGTTCAGGGGGCGATTTCCCACCTGAGACTATAGTGTACCACATTGTGATGTACTAAGCAAGGGTAAGCGGCAGCGTTACTCATGGGCAAGAGTAAAGGTTTTGGGGGCAAGTGAGGGGCAAAAGGGGAAGTTATAGAAGTGCTATAAAGTTAGGAGTGAAAACACGGTATTGAACAGGGGGCAAAACGCAACTCGAAATTCGTAAGTCCTTGATTTATATAGATAATTATTATTATTATGTAATGTAAAGTAGTAGTGTGATATTGTTATGTGATAAAAAGGGTATGGTCTCAGAAATGGCCTGTAATACGTTTTGCTCTTGCCGGGCTTTTTCCTCGTTCTGCCGTCGCTGCAGATTTTCCAACCTTCATACACCCCTTGTAACACTATAACATTAAACATAATAGCAAGGAACCTAGCATCCATGCGGGTTCCCAGACCTTTTCACTATGTAAAAATAACATTAAGCCCTAAAACGTAACGCCAAAGCCCCAAAACCTAACAATGTTAGCCCGCTGCAAAAATATATTTGAAAAAAAGCTTGCCAAACGCGAAAAATAGCGATACACTGCGTGCAGTGTATCGGTTTAGGCAGCGCAAAACGCCGCTTGGCTACCCCCACACAGAGAACTGGTATTAGCACCCCGGCTTGGCTACTCAGGTACCGGCACCGCCTTGGCTACCCCCACACAGAGAACTGGTATTAGCGCTCCGGGAACGGGAACTAAAAACCAGTAGCCTAACAATGTTAGGCTAAGGGTAAAAATCGCGGACGAAAAAAAGCCCGGTAAAAACCGGGCTAGACCTAACATTGTTAGGGGCGGCTCATGCCGCCCCATGTACTTAGATACCGATATCGACCCCCATAGCTTTGAGAGCAGCCATCAGGTGACCGTGCGCGGCCTTCACCTTGTCGGTATATTCCTCATGCCCTGCGGCCGATTTTTTGACGGACGCCTTATGCAAAACCATCAGGTCTTCGACATAGCGCAGAGTCAGGGTTTTCGTGTCGCGGGTTTCGCCTTCGCCTTCGCCTTCGCCGCCTTCGCCATTGTCAGCCAGTTCGGGCGGCACTTCGCCAAACAGGCCGCGCTCGATAGCATCCTCTCGAGCGTATTTCTTGACCATTTTCCAAGCGTTACTTGGGTTCGTGTAGTCAATGGCTTTAAGAGCCTTGTAATACTCTGCCTTTTCGGTTTCGATTGACTTTGGCAGTTTTTCCCCGTCAACGTACCATGCGATATCGGTCATATCGTTGATACCTGCAGCATAATCACGCCGCGCACCATAAGCGCTTTTCTCGGATTCAACGGCGGCAGTGCGAAGCCTAACAATGTTAGGGACGACGGGAGTAGTAACGAGGATAGCGGGAGCCAATGCGGGCTCGATGGTGATAACTGACTTTGCCATGATAGGCCTTTCGAGAGTAGCACCTAGTGACGGACTAGGGAACCGCATCGATCAATCAATCGATGGGTTTAATGTAACACAAAGTTATGCTTTAAACCATGGTAAGCGGGAACAATAAATAGCCCCTGTACGGCCTAACAATGTTAGGGTTAGTAGCTACCGACGACCCCACCACCCCAAAAATAGGCAAGGGACTCCGGGGGCCCTCTACACTGTGCGTCACTCACCCGATCTCCCAAATTAAAAATTCCGTAACAAAACACCCCCCACCCCCCTACAAAATTCCCCAAGCTATCCCAC